TCGCTCTGCTTACTTCGAGCTTGGTTGCTGTCTCTAATAAGATGTGCACCAGTTGGAACCTACAACTGCATCTACCACGTGGATTACTATTCAATCTTTAACCTTTAATGTGCATATAAAGGCGGAATAGTTTACTTCTTGACTCACACTCATTCCATATACGACTTGTCACGTATCATCGGTGGTTTAAGAAGAGAAGTATAATAATATAGTCCTTAGCGCTACCTAAGTCTTTATAAGGACATACCTAACTTATATTATTATACTTTAACGTGGTTAAATTATGTTTCACAACATATGAGGATAATTTGCATTTCATAGAATAATTACTTTGCGAAATAAATCTGTATATCTTAGTTAAATAACCATATAGATAGATATAATACTATCATCATGATTATTACTGATAACATACCTAATTCTGTGTCTCTATCCATATGATTGTTTATTTAGTTAATGATTAAATTGCATTTTACACCTAAAACTTATAACTGCGCAACGCATAGCCTGGATGTCACACGTTCTCTATCAGTCCACAGAATTCACTGCTTCATCTGGCAGCTGAGTACGCCCTTACGTCTGCCAACTACACTATTATAAGAAACTGGTGCCCTCAATGTCTTGGGATTGTTATACAACTCCGTAGCTTACGCTACTCCGAAGTTATTGAGTTTTTTTAATTATAGAACAAGCGCATTATTTTTGCTATGCTATTCTCTTGTTCTAATTAGTGGTTACGCGCCAAATGCGGCACCTTGTTGTTGAGCTGGGCCTTGTACAAACTGTGGTTGAGCTTGTTGAGGCTGAGCTTGCTGTTGCGGTTGTTGGTTAGGATTAACTGTGTTGATAGTTTGTCCTCCAATCGTTTCTTGCTGTTGAGGTTGCTCTGCTGCTAATGCACGAGTGTCGTTAGCTGGAATACAGTAATTACTGAATGCTGCTCTTCCGACTTCTTCAGGAGTGCTTCCTCTCATCCATTGCTTTTCTCCACGACTGTCATAGTAATACTGACAGAATACAACTAATTCTGTGTATATTACTGGAACTCCTCCTTGTTTTACAATGTCTCCTGCCATAATAGCTGGTGTACCTTTAGCTGGGTTTGCCGGATGTGCAGATAAGTGCTTCTTGTAAAATGGTTGTGGTGATTTCCAAGACACGTAGCAACCTTCAATAGTTTGGAACATCTCAGGTATGGCTTGGTCTGTTTGACTGATGCCTCCATGTTGTATGCTTAGTAGTGGCTCAAATATGGCTACTACTGGCTTTTGGAAACTTGTATAAGTTTGTGTTCCTTCCCAAGGACAATCAAGATTGATTAATTGGGAATACAGATACTTGTTGCCAGCGTTTTGGATATTTTTGTTGAGTTCTCCAACTGGCATGCCTTTTTCATCATACTTTTGACCTACTACTCTTAATACTGGATTTAATAACTGAAACTTTGCCATGATTAAAACGTTTTAATTGGTGAATAATGGTGATATAGCTATAAATGCTCGTCTATTCCGAGCTGCCACACATCTCTACGTACAACTCATGCTTGTGAGGCATAAGTCGCAGAACGTTTCTTTAGCCGATTACCCACACACCCCTACGTACAATGGTGGAACGTAGCTTTCGCTACGATTAACAACACTCGTTTGCTTCCCTTTCCTTGGTCTCCGTCTTCTTACGGTATATATTGCAAACAGGGTGGAATGGTCCATTTATTACTAGTCCGAAGTAATAACCGTTTACCATTATTTGCCCTACTCTTCAGTTTCAGAGCGGGCCCATATTCAATGCAAAAAGCATTGTCCGTTCATCGAGAATTGCGTTGCTCGGTCGCTTTATCTTCCCACATCTCTTGAACGGATATTGATGTGGTAGAACACATTTGGCATTCTCCTAATGACTGACCAAAGTTCAGTTTATACTTCTGAATGCGAAGAGTTAAATTTATTAATCGCTATATATTAAGCGATGGAGAAAATTATGTTTGGATTTAATTTGCGATTATGCGTGAAAATGGGATAGTCTCTCAATCCCATAACTTCACAAATCTTCAGATCCTTTCTTTTTTCTCTCCATTTATTGTCAGCGGTGCCTGAATGGGGTTCGTGCGCAGCCGGTGTAAGTACTCAATACCAGATACTGAATATCCGATACTGAGTACTAAATAACACATACTACGGTACCATAGTACACCCAGTATTATCGGCTGTGTGTGAATTGGATGTGAAGAAAAAGCAGGGAGTGCACGACTCCCCGCTATAACCATTTAGAGTGGCTTAGAGTTTGTTAACCATGTTTATTAGCCATATAAACAATAGCATAATAACTCCAATTACTATACCAGCAATACCTACTAATAGTAGCATACTAAATAGCTGAATATAGTTAGGGAATACTGAGGATAAGCCTAACATCTGTACGGCAAATCCCTGAACAACTCCGATGGCTATACAAAGTAAGCCACCTGTGATGAGTCTTTTACTCACCTCTTTAACTTTAGTTAACATAAGTTAAATATTTAAATGGTTAATAAATATGTGCGTTGAACAGTCGCACCCCTCTGTACTTCATATCTTGATATATTTAATGTGCATAATACTACAGTTGTGAATGAATTGAGTAGGAAGCTATGATTACTCATAGCTTCCATAATACTCCAATGCGTCAGCTAATGCATCAGCATATTCCTCATCTTCATCTGTGGGAATAAAAATACAATCTGATAAACTCATAATACTTTGATTTTATTGGCGGGGGTATTCCCGCGATTAATAACAGCCGGGGATGAATTGTAGTAGTACTCCACGCACACACGGGAGTATTCTATATTTTTTTAATCTCAAAATTTTTTTTATAAAATATTTTTTAAATTATGTTAAATATCTGTAATTATTCTTAATACTTGCGTTATAGATAATATGAAACATAGCATAGATTATTATATAGAACACATTGAGCCTATGATAGATAATCTAAATAGGCAACAAGAAATACAGATTGGTAATACTAAGTTTTTAGTATTGAAAGTGCGTACTAAAGATGTTACACGTATATTAATAGCTAATCAATATAACTGGAATGGAGTTCACTATTGGGTATATAATACTAACACAAAACAAGTAGAAAATATAATTCATAGTACTTACCATTTCATGTTTAGATTTAAACAGCGTCACTTATCTATTACTAGACTATCAGAAAATAAACAAATAATAGTATGCATGGTTAATATGTTTAAATATTCATATAACTTGTTAAACCGCACATCCTCAGTTTATATTACATATAAGAAACCATCTAAACTAGGAGTCCCACATATAAGATTTATTACATATATAAGAAAAACTACTAAAAAGAAATAATATGAAATTAATAGAATCCAGTGTACAGATTATTGAGGAAAAAGACCCTTATAAGACGATAGAGTTAGCAGGTAGAACTTGCTATAAGTCTGAGGATAAGATAACAGAAGATAGCGCTAAAGAGTTTGTAGACCGTATGATTAAGCTTGGTCATGGGGCTATGTTGGAGCATGGTACTATTTATCTTACTATAGATGGAGAAGATCCGAATCTCAGTAAGATACAAAGTAACCCACATACTAAGGTAAATTTAGTACCTTACGAAGTACTCACAGAAGGTAATTACACGATCAGTTACAAAGCGCATATTACTACTAATCTTAGAGTATTAATAGAAAATAACTTAAAAGAATTATTGCAGTATCAAGTAGAACCTACAGAGCATCATGAAAAACGTATTACAGCTAAATTCATATGTGATAGAGGAGTAAGTCACGAATTTGTTAGACACAGAGTATTTAGCTTTGCACAGGAGTCTCAAAGATATTGTAACTATAATAAGGATAAGTTTGGTAATGAATGTACTTTTATTATACCGTCTTGGCTAAATGATTTTCCAGAATGTATAATTAGAGACTCTATTAGTGGATGTATGTGGCCTAGTGATTACTATAGAGAAAATTTAGATGGAAGTTTTAGAGGAAACGTCATATTTATGACACATACTAAATATTTAATAGACTCTTTGTTTAGAGCTGAAAAAAGTTATAATAATCTAATTAACTCTGGATGGAAACCTCAACAAGCAAGAGCAATACTTCCTAATGCAACTAAGACAGAATTAGTAATGACAGGCTTTGAGAGCGATTGGGGAAGTTTCTTTAAGTTACGTTGTAGTGGTGCAGCTCATCCAGATGCTAAGAAGTTAGCTGATGAGTTAAAATCGTTAATGAATGTTAAAAACATTGAACTTAATAGCGTTAAATAACTATAAATAATATTAATAAATGTTAAAGAAATAGTAACCAAGATGGAGTATTAGACGTTATATGGGGAGTAAGAGGGGTAAAGTAATAATAGTATCTAGTTAAGTAAAGTGATATAATATTAATTACTCCTACTTTAGATAATCACAAATATAATTACTATGAAACAAAAACAAGTTAGAGAAGAAGCTTACTTAGGTAAAAGAGTATATTTTGGTAATAAACCTTATACTTTGGTAGAGAATGAAGTAAATGGTATGTGTCAAGGATGTGATTTATATGATTGTTATTGCCCTTCTATGATTACTTCATTATGTACTCAAGGATTTATACTTAAAAAAGATAAACAATGAATAAAATTACTATAAACGATATTGACAATAGTATAGACAATATTTATAATACTCAGTTAAACATAACTAATGTAAAGCTATATGTAGATTCTGCTATTATAACAGACCTATTTAATGATATTCCTAATACTTTAGTATTAAAGTATAAAACTTGTTTAAATAATGAAGCTACTATAATAGGTATAGATAGTAACATATTAAAGAATTTTGGTGATAAACAGGTCTATATATCTTATGAAAGACGGGAAGAAGAATGATTACCAGGATGGTAAGCTACGTTGGGATTTACTACCATTAGAAGAGATTGAAGATATAGTAAAACTCTATACTGCTGGTTCTATTAAGTATGGTGATGATAATTGGCAGAATTTAGACAATGGTTACCAACGTTATAAAGCTGCTATGTTAAGACATCTACTTGAGTATGAGAAAGGTAACAAGGTTGATGATGAGACTAAAGTAAACCACTTAGCTGCTGTAGCTTGGAATGCAATAGCTATGCTTTACTTAGATAAACACGGAAAAGGAAAAGACTATGACATTAAATGATTAGGAATTAGCGAAGATAGTAAATAATAGAATACCAGTAACAATTGACAACAAACAATTTATAATAGAATCTAACCCTATAGGCAGCTGTGATGGATGCTATTTCTTAAATAAGAATTGCCCTACTTTAGCTAGACGTTATTGTTGTTCTAATGGCGGAAATATATTAATATTAGAGAAACAAAATAAGAAATAATACGTTATTTGAGTATTAAATATAGAATATTATGGAAGATAAGATACTAGAAACAGTAGTAAATGGAATTAAGTATACAATGTTGAAGGATGTATTAGTTAAACCTCTAGCACCTGTCATGGTTACTAAAGAGATTACAGAGCAGATCCCTACAGGTGAAGTTGATGAAGATGGTTTCAATAAGTATGATACGCAAACTGAAACTAAGGAGGTAGAGTCTGAGTATTCAACAGGTGTAGTACTGAAAGTTCCTACATGCTTAACAGAATGTGAATATAAAGTAGGAGATACTATTGTTTATAATAAAAAGTTTGCTAAAGACTTCGATTTGTTTAAAGATAGTCAATTAGTCAAACCATACGATATAATTGCTATATCAAATACAATTTAAATTTGCTTAACTCATTGTTAGAATGAACCCTGGCGTTAGTCAGGGTTTTTTATTATCTATATAAATAGTGTTAATAAATGTTAATAGATTTTAACATTTATTTAATACACCGTTTATAGATACATAAACATTTAAAATAAATATTATGAGCTACAAAGTAATTAAGGAATTTGGTTCTGCTAAGAAAGGTGACGTATTAGCAGAAGATGAAACAGGTTTAGTGTCATTTAACATTAGTGAAGATAATTATACTAGAATGATGTCTTTGGATTATGATACTGCTGATTACTTATGTGAAGAAGGTTATCTTTTAAGTATTGATGATGAAAGTAAGTATAATGTAGATGCTACTTTAGAGCTCATTGATGACTTACTTGAGAAATATGAAAGTAACTTAAAAGAGACTAATGAAAAAGCAAATAAAGGTGAAATACAGCCTTGTGTTAAGTTAGAAGCTGAGACAGTATATTATAACTTAAATAAGGTTTTAAATAAAATTAAGGATACGTTGACAAATGAATAAATTGGTAAAGAGCGTAAGCAAAGCCGATTTAAATACAGAATTCTTAAAAAGTCTTAATGGTATACTTGATCTTACGGATAGGGAGCTAGAGTTACTAGCTACATTTATAGCAATAGATATTAACACTCCTAAGCTCCCTAACATAAGTAAGAATGTAATATCTACTGAAAATAGAAAGTATATTAGGAAAGTATTAGGTATTACTCCTGATAATCTTAGTAGATATATAACTAAATTTAAGAATCAAGGTATATTAGTTAAGGGCAAAATTGAAGATGAAGTTGTAGTAAATAAGGCACTTATACCTGAAATAATCGGCGATAGAGTACAGATTACTATAATATTAAGAGTAAATAAAGATGAAGATTAAAACTGCAATAGTAAGACCTGGCACTATATTATGTTGGAAGGAATATAACATATTTACTAAGTTATGGAATAAGTTAAAGAAGAGAGACTTACCATATAATAAGTTTGAGATTATTCCTACTAGTATAGAGTTACTTACAATAGATAGATATAATTTTGTAGCATATACTCCTATACGTAAGTATAATAAACAGGAAATACACAAACTACAATCTATCTATGATAATTGTATGGAAGATAGAAATTGGGACGATGTTAAAACTATAATTAATATAATAAGACCCAATACGTTTGATAACTCTTCTACTTTAGAAGAATGTAAATATTACAAAAAAATAGATTTAAATGAGGAATCAAGTGAGTATATATACTAAATTAAGTAATAAGTATAATATCCCATACCCTATCATAGAAGTAATATGTAATAGCCCGTTTAGATTTACTAACAGTGTTATATCTGATTTAGATCCAAAGCCTGTCAGATTCTCTTACTTAGGTAAATTCAAATTAAAGAAAAGATATGAAAAAGACTCTGAAGATTGATACATACGACCCTGTAATATATCCTAGACTATTTTGGGTAACGGATGAATTAGAAGGATTAGATAGGGTATTTGAATTTATTACTATATACTCTGGAGGTGAGAAGACTACAGATTTTGAAGAATTAATGAAGTATATAAATGATAATCCATCGGGTATGGTTACATGCGCAGTCATGAGAAAATCTGATAGTAGATTAGGAGTTATAGTTATAGTATTAGATATAGATGATATCACTCCAGATATGATACCACATGAGGCTGTGCACGTAGCAGATTACTTCTGTAATCAGTTAGATATAGTAACTACAGACTTTAAAGATGGAAATGAGCATTACGCTTACTTAGCTGGATGGGCAGGTGGTTGCATTAGTAAAACAGTTAGTAATAGACTAAAAGATAGAGAATATGACAATTGAAGAAAGTAAAATGATGTGGAAGTTAGAGGTAGAAAATAACAAACCACTCTATGGTTCATTTAGTAAGGAAATGAAACGCCTGTATAACAAAGTAGATGAATTAATTAATGAAGGCGTAATTACTTATGAAGATTTCACAAATGATGTAATTGACAGTATTACTACTACTATAGTAGATAATGGGAAGAGTAATGCAGAACCTAGTAGAGCCGATCAGGTAAATGCAATGTGTGACATGCTATTTAAGAAGTATGAAGAATATAAAAAAGTAGAGCATACAGGAGGAGATAGAGAAGTTTTAGCAGATAATACAGAATTATCAGATGAAACCGGATTATGTGAATCCGAATGTACCGATGAGACGTGCTAAGGAAATTATAGCGAGATTATAGAAAGAATATTATTTAGGTTATTTAATTGATTGATTATTATGGTTAAGTATATTTGTTCAGTAGATAGTGGTACCGTTATTAGTTACGATAAAGAAGTAGAAAGCGTTAGCTTGCTAAACCATTTTTATGTAGACTATACATGGTATATTCCCGAAGATGGAGAATGGATCTATACAAAGAAAGATGGTTCTAAAGATAGAAGGAGTGTTACTAAAGGTACTATGGTAATAAAATTGTATCCTATAGATAAAGAAAGTAACGCAGAGTACATCTTTATTGAAAATGATGAAATAAAAAACCACTATAACAGATTACTAGAACAACAGCAAAAGCAGGAAAAAGTTAAAGATGGGCAATGCGTATGTTGTGATTATGAATGTGATTGTAAACCAGACTGCTAATATGGATAAATTATTAATAGATCAATACGGTAATGCTATTTTATATAAAGTAGATACCAATAGCATCAAAAATATATCTGATGACTTTGAATGTAGAACTATGTATGTAGCATAGTAGGATGGTCAAGTAATAACAGAAGAAGAAGTAATAGACTATAAATCTGGAGATATTGTACTTATATTAAGTAAATATGATTCCGTAAGTAGTAAGTGGTCACTAAAACCAATAGTCTGTTCCGATGCTTTTGCTAAAGATGATCTTATAAGATGGAATAAAGAAGATAATAAACAAGTTCTTATAAATGAAACTATTTGATCTTATTGGAGGTAAAGTAAAAATACACCCAGATGCTATAGGCATCCCATGCTTTAGAAGAGTGTGGGATGCAGATAAACCTGATAAGGAGCATGCTACTAAAGTAATAAGTTACATTGTACTTATGAATAAATGGGATAGTCCTTATGTACAAAGTATGGATGAAGACAGTAGGGAACTTAAACTGAAAAAGGAAATATTCGATGATGAGAATTACAAATTGACTACAGAAGAATTGATTTGTGAAGATGAATATAAAACCTTACTTAATACTAGAGCTCTACAAATGTTAAACAATATGCGTCTAAAGTTAGATAGTGTGAGTAAGTACTATAAAGAGTCATTAGACGATACTTTAGATGAAAAGAAGATTAAGGACTTATTAGCTGGCATGACTTCCGTTGGTGGAGTACTTAAGAGTATTGATTCACTAGAAACAATGGTTAAAGCTGAAGAATTAGCTATAGGTAAAGTTAAAGGAGATGCTAAAGTAAATCCGTATGAGTTGGCGAAATAATACATTAAAATATAACCAAATATTAACAACACGTTATAGTGTATAAATGAAGATTTTATTATGAATAAGAAATTTACGATTACTATAGATTTGACTAAGGATACAGAAGAAGTGTTTAGACAGATTGAAGAGGCTTCTGAGTATTTGAATAAACCTGTAAAGAAGTCATTATGGCAAAGAATTAAATCTTGGTTCTAAACCATCAGAACCCTTACGTGGAGGGTAAGAATATCCACGTGATACTCTCCTGTGATGTATGATTGGCTTATAGCATAGAAATCTCTAAAATTTCAAGACCCGTGGCCGATGCGGGCGGGAGGACCAATTAAAATACTAGTCCTTTGAAACTATAATAGCAGAAGGAAACTTGTTAGATAGGTAGTTATCGTGAACAGGTAGTCTGGGGTAATGTTAGCCCAGGTGGGGAGTACTAAATATACGACGTATATATTACAGTCACTGGAAATCTCCCTAATTTTAAATTTAATGTTATCAAGTAGGAAAGGGGTTCGTTGTGAAACGCGCCCCTTTTAAATAGTATATATGGAAGACCAAAAGAAAATAGAATTTTATAGATATCTAAAAGAATTATATCCTAATTTAAAGGATACTACTATTATGCTTATTGTAGAAAGCAGTCTTGAAATAATTCATATGGAAAACGGTGAGATTAATTTTCCTTTAGATAACTTTTTAATGCCGTCGGATGGATGTACAATAGACAATAAGGAATATAATTGGAGTATAAATATAGAAAAACATGGTCGACTTTACTAAGAAAATAAAAAATTCCAATAAATTCAGAGGACCAGCACTATAGTTTATAGCTACTGGTTCTTATTGCGTATATCCAGAAGGTACTTCAGAATATTTTAAGTTCTGGGATGAGGAAAGTAAAAGATGTGTAGATGGTTATACAGCTGATGATGGGGATTTCATTAGTGGGTATAACTATTTTTATTTAAACTACTGTCCTATATCTCGTATAGTCAATCATATTACTACAGATGAATTAGGTAATACTAAAGTAAAACGTGTTAATGAAGTAACTTTCCCCGACTTCTGGGACTATGACTATTACTATTTTAATGCAGTACAGGAAGCCCAAGAGTAGGGTAAACATTTATGCTTACTTAAGTCTAGACGTAAAGGTTTTTCGTACAAAGGTGGTTCTATGGCATGCCGTAATTTCTATTTAATACCATACTCTAAAACCTTTATATATGCATCAAATAAGCAATATTTGACAGATGATGGTATTCTTACTAAAGCTTGGGATTATATGGACTTTATAGATAAGAATACAGCTTGGGGAAAGAAAAGGTCAGTTAATACTTAGATGCGTAGACGTGCTGGATTCTATACTAAGGATGATTATGGTAATATCATAGAATTAGGTTATAAATCAGAAATTATAGGCGTTACTTTGAAAGACAATCCGGACGTAGTACGTGGTAAGAAAGCTAATCTTATCATGTTTGAAGAAGGTGGTTCTTTCTCTGAATTAGGTGCAGCATGGCAAATCGCTAGACCTTCTGTAGAAGTAGATGGTATAGCATTTGGTACTATGATTGTATGGGGTACTGGTGGTGATGAAGGCTGTATTACAGAAGACAATCTAGTATATACTAGTGACGGTAGACAATTATCTATAAAAGATATTACCAAAAAGGATAAGTTAGTAGGATATGACAATAATAATAAAATAGTCACTGAGGAACCTATTAATTTTATAAATATACCTAGCAAAAAAGAATGCATTAAGCTTACTACTAACTCAGGAAGAACAATTGAGTGTAGTATAGATCATCCTATTCTTAGCAGTAATGAAAAAGATTACAACGATTGTTTAAAATTCGATTGGCATTAGGCACAAGAATTAGTAATAGGTAATTATGTAGCAATAGCAAAAAGTATACCATACTTTGGATAGGATTCTATTAATAATGCTAGAGCAATAGGTATATTTATTGGGGATGGTTCTTACATGAATAATTCTTCTGTTAGACTAACTTCATGTGATGTTGAAATTCAATCGTTCATTGAAAACTTATACCCATGTGTTACAACTGGTAGTTATACTACTAAAGACGGTAGAATATTAAAAGAATTAAGAGTTCGTAAAGCTAAATATGATATAAACAAATTAGGTATATCTGGACAAACAAAAACAAATAAACGATTACCAGAAATTATTAACACCTGTGATAAAAGTAGTATAACTGAACTTTTAGGAGGATTATATGATACTGATGGTTGTGTTTCCACAACATATTATAAAAAACGTAATAAGTATTCTACTATAATAAACCTTACATAGAGTAGTGAAGAACTATTAAAATAGGTGTTATATCTTTTATAGAAATTAGGAATAAGGGGTTATATTTATAAAGTAAATAAAAAACCATCTAGAAATAGTGTTTGTGAAAATTAGAACAGTGTATATTACTCTTTAGATATTCATGATAGGGATAGCATTATTAATTTTCATAAAAACATAAAATTTCTAGTCAAGTACAAATAGAAAAGATTAGAATAGGCCGCTAAATACTATGAAAATCAAAAATCTTTACAAAAAGATAGAGGATTTTATTATGAGAAAATAGTAAACATTGAAAATGTAGGGGCAAAAACTATTTATAATATAACTGCTGGAAATACTCATACTTATCTTGTAAATGGAATTATTACTCATAATTCTGCATTTGAAACTATGAAGGATATGTTTTACAACCCTGATGGATACAATTGTTTAGGGTTTGATAACATATGGGATGAGTCTGCTACTACTAATAAATGTGGTTTCTTTGTACCTCAATATACTAACTTAGATATACGTGATGAGAATGGTAAACGTATATATATGGACGAGGACGGTAATACGTACCGTAAGAAGTCTTTAGAACACATATTAGCAGAAAGGCAAGTAGTAATAACTAATGCCACTAATAACGCAGCAGTTGACAGATACGTTGCAGAGAGACCTATTACTCCAGCAGAAGCAATGCTGGAGTTTAATGGTAACATTTTCCCCAAAAAAGAATTACAAGAACAGTTAGCATTACTTAGGACTAACAAGAAATTATAGAATCATAAACAGGTAGGTGATTTAGTATGGCAACCGGATGGTGGCCTTAAATGGGTTATTAAAAAAACTGGAGATATAACACACTACCCTTTAAGGACTAAACGCGATGAAGTTACTGGAGCGTTAATAGGCGATGATCCTACTGGATCTATAGTGATATGGGAACATCCTAATAAGGATGCTAGTGCTGGTTTATATATTGCTGGTATAGACTCATATGACTATGATGAATCAAGCACTACATCATTAGGTTCTTGTTTTATATATAAGAGAGTATAGTCTATAGAATAGTATTCAGATATAATAGTAGCAGAGTACACAGGCAGACCTAAGTCAGCAGAAGATTTTTATGAAAATGTACGTAAATTACTTATATACTATAATGCTAGAGCAATGTATGAGAATCAAAATAAGGGTATATTTGTTTACTTTACTAATAAACACTGTGATTATCTATTAGCAGATCAACCAGATATAATCAACGATATAGTGAGTAATTCTAAAGTAAATAGAAAGAAAGGATGCCACATGAATAAATAGATTAAGCAGTGGGGATGGGGTCTAATAAAAGACTGGCTTAACGATATTAATGCTGATGGTAAGAAGAACTTATACAATATAATGTCGGAACCGCTATTAGAGGAACTTATAGCTGCAAATGATGTAGTCAACGTAGACCGTGTAATGGCGTTGACCCAAGTAATGATATATAGAGAATAGCTATATAACGTTAAAGTAAAAGAGATTAAAAAAGAGAATAAAAATAGGGTATTATTTGAAGGCCCTATATTTACTCAAGAATGGTTTCGTGACGACGAAGCTATAGATAACATCGAAGCATATATGTTTTAATTATGAATAATATTAATCAAATGCCAATATAGAAACTTCCTATGTCTAAGAAGACAAAAGAATGGCAAGAAAGTTGTATAGACTATGTTATAGGTCGTAGCATGGGAGGTTCTAGAAATGGTAATAATAGAACTCGCAGAGAGGAAATGCAAACATATTATGATCTTTATAATAGCATATACAATGAAAAAGATCTAAAATATGTTACTAATCCTTTCAAGCAACAGGATGGTTTCCCTGCAATGGCTTAGGACTATAATATAATTAAGCCTAAAATAGACTTGCTACTAGGTGAAGAAACTAAAAGACCATTTAATTTTAAAGTAGTACGTACTAGTGATATAGCAGCTAGTGAAATGTAGGACAGAGCTAAGTAGCTTTTGATAGATTATATATAGGCTACTATAATGAGCAAACTAGGTCCTGAGGAACAAGCTAGGTATCAGGAAGCTTTACAGAATGGTGAAATAATGACACCTCAATAGATACAGAAGTATATGAGTAAAGACTATAAAGATATAGCAGAGATAACTGCATACCATAGTCTTAATTACTTAAAGAATAAGTTAAATATTACTCATGAATTCTTTAAAGGTTGGAAGGATGCTTTAGTTGGTGGTGAGGAAATATATTACATAGGTATATTAAATGGGGAGCCGTGTTTAGAACGTGTTAATCCTATTTACTTTGATTATGATACTGAAACATCTGACTTAGAATTCATTCATGATGCAGAATGGTGCTGTTATGAAATGAATATGTCTGTTACTGAATTATATGACAGATTATACGATAAGATGTCTGAGAAGTAGTTAAACTAGTTATTAGAGATGATGGATTAGGCTTCTAAGGGCGGTATAAATCCTGAAGTAAGAAAAACATCTTTAGACTACACTCATATTAAAACCCATACTATTAATGGTTTTAGCAGTAATCCATTTGATAGTACTAATAGTGTAAAGGTATGGCACTGCTGTTGGAAATCATTTAAGAAGATAGGTTTTGTTACTATAATTGATCCCGAATTAGGAGAACCTAAGGAGTACCAAGTAGACGAAAGCTATAAGGAAACCGGAATGGAGCTTAATATGGAATGGAAATGGATTACAGAAGTATGGGAAGGATATAGAGCTGGAGAAGACTTATATATAGGAATACAACCATTAGAATATCAATATACTTCATCTGATAATCCTAACTCTCAAAGATTACCTTACACTGGAGTAGTATATAATAATACAAATAGTAGACCCCGCAGTTTAGTTAGCATGATGAAACCATTACAGTATATGTATATTGTACTATGGTATAGATTAGAGCTTGCTATGGCTAGAGATAAAGGTAAAGTAGTAAATATGGACATTACTCAGATACCAAAATCTATGAATATAGATGTATCTAAATGGATGCATTACTTATCTGCCCTAGGTGTAAATTTTATTAATCCATACGAAGAAGGGTGGGATATACCTGGTAGAGAGGGTGGTAAGCCTAGTCAATTTAATTAGATTACAGCATTAGATCTTACTATGGCCAATACTATTGATTAGTATATTAACCTCATGGATAAGATAGAAAGCATGCTGTCTGAGATATCTGGAGTAAGTAAACAAAGAGAAGGTTCTATTTCATCTAATGAATTAGTAGGTAATGTAGAACGTTCGGTAGTACAATCTGCTCATATAACTGAGCCTTGGTTCTGGACACACAATCAAGTGAAGAGAGAATGTCTAACAATGTTACTTAACACAGCTAGATATGCGTGGAAAGATGGTAGTAAGACACATTTACAGTATATATTAGATGATGCCACTAGAGCCTTTCTAACCTTATCTGATGAGATGCTCTATGAAGATTTTGATATCTTTATAGAAGATACTACTAAGAATCAACAGTACATAGAAACTCTTAAGCAGTTGATGCAGCCTGCTATGCAAAACGGAGCTAGCTTACTTGATATAGCTGAAATTATTACTATGGATAATATTAGTATGATTAAGTCTAGATTAGAGGAAATTGAGCAAAAACGTATGGAACAACAACAAGCTATGGAACAAGCTCAAGCAGAGCGTGAACAGCAAGCTATTCAGATGCAAAATGAGATTAAGGAGGAAGAGCTTATGATTAAAGAGGCAGAAATGGATCTTGAGAAATATAAGATAGACCAAGATAATGCTACTAAGATTACTGTAGCTCAACTTAATGCATATAGAGGTTCTGAGAACATGGATCAAGACGGTAATGGAATTCCAGACCCGGTGGAGATAGCTCAACAAGCTTTAGCTGAACGTAAGCAAGCGTCTGATGAAGCTTCTAAACAATTTGAATTTAATGCTAAGATTAGAGAGCAGAAGATGAAGAAAGAAATAGAAGATAAGAAGAATCAGCTTGAGAGAGAAAGAATGGATCATGAAATGAAGTTGCAGGCAGCTAAAGATAAGGCAGCAATGGAAAGAGAGAAACTTAAAGCTAAAACTGCAATCCGCAATAAAACAACAGGAGAGAAATAATTATGAATTGGTTTAAAGAAACATGGTGGATAATTAAATAGTTATTCACTAAAGTAAAAGCAGACAAAGTAGAGTATAAACATATGGATCACTACCCATTTAGTGGTTACTCTGCAATGAGCTGGTGTGGTTACTTGTTAAGTAGAAAACCTGAATCTCAGATTAAACCTACTACTTGGAATCACGAAAATATTCATCTCTATCAAGCTAAAGATAGAAAGAGATGGATGAGTTATTATTGGTCTTATGCATGGTCATGGATTAAAGGTAACCCTATAATCTATCCTGCATCTAGTGCTTACTATACTATTCCTTATGAAATGGAAGCTTATGCTAACGATGATAACTTTGATTATCTGAAAACACGTAAGCCTGAAGATCTTGATAAGTATAAAATTAAGGATAGAAAAAAGACTTATAAGGCTAACAAGAAAAACTGGAGACAATATCTTAAAACAATTAAATAATAGGAGGAATTAATTATGGCATGTGGAGGTAAGAAGTCTGGTAACTCTAAGAAGGGTAAAGGCGGAAAGAAATAATTGAAAGATTATGGATAGACAAGCATTTAAATAGAGAATGCAAAACCTAAAGTCTTACCGGGAAAATAATCCCGGTAAAGGCTATTGGGATTGGAAGGTAGAAGCATTTGCAGATGGCGGTGCGAGTGATAATCTTGTTGGTAGTTATTCTAATCATACTGGAACTCCTACAATGTATGTACCTATTACTAAAGAGTACGAAGCTGTGCCAGAAGGTTTTGGAGAAATAGCAAATGTCCATACACCGGAAGTAACTATTACTCCTTAGAGTAATATTAGTCTTGTAGAAGCTGTAGATAAAGGTCGTAGAAACGCATTTGAATATATTAAAGAAGCAGCCAGCTATACTCCTATAGTAGGAGATGCTATGGGCGCATCTGACGCCGTATATCAAGCTACATAGGGTAATTATTCAGAAGCAGCACTTGCAGCTGGTTTAATGGTATTGCCTAATTTTATTAAAAAACCGTTAAAACGTGTTGGAAAATTACTAAAGAAAAATAAAAAAATTATCAGCGAACTGCAATTAGATGATGTTAGAAACTGGACAGATTCTGATTGGGATTCTAATTATAATTAGGCAATCAATGATGGGGATAAAGATAAAGTGTAGAGGATAAGAGATTTACATTTCATGTCCAAGGTGCCAAACAATAACATAAGCATTAGAAATGGTAAACCTACTACCTGGTTTCACGGTTCACCTTATGCTGGGCATACTACTTTTAATAGCTCTGTATTTAACAATACTATTGGCGGAGAATCTGCATTAGGACGAGAGAAAGGTAATTTTTTTACTACAGATTTAAATGCTGCAAAGAATTATGCAACAACTCCATCAGCAAAATCTGAATTCTTGGAATATACCAAACCTAAAAACGCAAAAGAAAAAATATTAGATATAATAGGTTTATATGAACCAAGATATATACATCCTACAGATAGAATACCTGAAGATTTAGGCATTGACGTAAAGAATATGCACAATTACGAAGTTAGCCCATTATAGTTAATGAATATGAGTGATTTCAGTAATTCTAAGGTATATCAATCTAATAAGATATACCCGACATATATAAACCCAGGAAAGACATATACCGTAGATTTTGAAGGAAACCCTTGGTCACAGTCTCCTGTAAAATTTCCGAGTAAATATTATTCTAGAGAAACTTACCCAGATGTTGACTTGGTTCCAAGTAAGAACTATCCAGAAGGGCATTTTGTAGAAAAGCGCAATACGTCTAACTTATCTAAAGATTTAGATGAATTAAAATAGGAATTAAATTCTTTAGATTTACCGTATAACAACGTTTACTATGACGGTTCTGGTAATGAATCTTTATACGGTAAATATAGAAGTTGGGATAGTAAGTTAGAACCTAAAAATTTAATTTCTGAGTACCCTGACTATAGAACAAGACCTGGATATTCATATAGTATATTTGAACACAAATATCCTAATACAACTAATGGAGCAGTATAGTATGGCGCTTCCGAAAACTTTAACACGATACACATAACTAATGTGGTAGATGCAAATACAGGACACTACGAAAATTACCCTATAGAAGATTTAATTCCTTTATCGTCAAATTAGATAAAATTAGCTAACCCTATTACTTACGATAGTAGTGGAAAGATTATACCAATATCTAAAAGAGATAATTTTACAAACTCTGATATTCGATATGGTTTGATTCCTTTAATTGGTTTTTCAGCATTGAATTATAATGATAACGGCTCTGCTGAAGAATATAAAAATAGAAAATACTCAGAAGGTGGTCAGACAGGTGATCCATCCATACAAGCTATAGAATAGAGAGCGTGGTTAAATAATTGGCTTAAGAAGTATCTAGATAAAATGTCTGATAGTGATCCTATAAAGAAGATGTTTAAACAGCATAAGAATATTAATGCGTATACTAAATGGTTTAACACTATTCCGTTGCTTAGTACTACTGCATTAGGAGCCAATGCATACTTTAATAATAAAGAAAACAAATAATAAATCTAATTATATATAATTATGGATAATGTAACATTGAACGGTTTTGAGGTATTTGAAGAACTCATGCCAGGAGTAAGTGTAAAGAATAAACCTATTGTTTCTCCTACTAATGAGGAAGAGGAAGAAACAAAAATTGATCTTGAAGGAGTAGGAGAAGAACTCAGTGAAGAAGAGTTAAATAATATTCGTAAGAATACGAAAACTGAAACTGAGGAAGAGAAAGAGGAAGAGCTTGAAGAAGAAGATAAAGAAGTAAAATCTAAATCTAAAGCTAAACCTAAAACTACTACAAAGGAAGAAACAGAGGAACCTGAAGTTGAGGAAGAAGAACCAGAAGAGTCTACTGATGAAACTACCATAGTAACAGGTTTCTTTGATTCTTTGTCTGAAAAGTTAGGTTGGGATGACATTGAGGATGATGATAAACCCAAGACCGTTGAAGATCTTATTGATTACTTTAACGATGTAATTGAAGAAAACTCAGTACCACAATACGCTAGTGAAGAAGTTGAGCAACTTGATAAGTTTGTTAAGAATGGTGGTAATTTGAGAGATTACTTCTCAATTGACAATGAAATTGATCTTGATGATATCGATCTCGAAGATGAAAGTAATCAGAAGTTAGTATTGAAAGAATTCCTTAAAGAAAAGGGTTTTAATGCTAAATAGATTGAAAAGAAACTTACTAAATATGAGGAAGCCGGTATTCTTGAAGATGAATCATAGGATGCTGCTGAAGCTCTTAAGGATATAAGAGAGAGTAAGAAACAACAGCTATTGAAAGATCAAGAAAATGCCGCTAAGCTTGCAGCTCAACGCCAACAGGAGTACTTTGATACCGTTGTCAACGAAATAAAGGGCATGGATAATATCCGCGGTGTTAAAATTCCTGAAAAGGATAAATAGATACTGTTGGAATATATATTCAAGCCTACCTCTGATGGTATGACTAAATTCCAAAAGGATTGGTCTAAGAGCGTAAAAAATTTAATTGAGTCTGCCTACTTTACTATGAAAGGAGACACACTTGTAAAAGCCGCCGAAGTAAAAGGTCAAAATGCAGCTATTAACAAGTTTAAGAATAGTCTTAACAGAACAGGAATAAGTAGAAAGACTAAGAAACAGGATAACACTAGCACCGAGTCTATGTGGAATTCTTTTGCGCGAAGATTACGTGCAGATTAATATTAACTAATAAAAATTAAAATTACTAGTATTTTATGGATAATAATATTCTAAATAACTTAGTTTTATACAAAGGTAAATGGTTCAGTGATTTGATTGATACCGCTAAGATTTCTGCGGCTTCTCAATAGAATCCATATCAGGTTGCTACCGTGTTGTCTTATGTATTCGGAACTAAGGATAATGGTTACAACACTTCTTTGGATATGCTTACTGGTGGTCTTGGTAATGTAATGACTATCGACCAACCGAGCTGGGAGTGGAATGTAATGATTGATGCCGATAGAGCAGTTACAATTAGAGATGCAAAATGGAATGGCGAAGCTATTACAGAAAATTCAACTGCAGGTCTTGGCAATACACCGATTATGTTATGGCTTAACTTAGTTATAAACTAAAACAGGTCCTTTTGAAGGAAACTTCAATCGAATAATTCCGTTAATTGCTGGAAACTCCTAAAGATATTTAAACCATAGAGTAAAATATAAATATATAGAATTATGAATAATAATAAAAATGGACAATCAGCAGCCAAGCAAATTACTGATATGAAACCAATACCTGGTTTTGAAGATTATTTAATATCAAAACAAGGTGATGTGTATTCAACTAAAACTAATAAGTTCTTTAATCCATCTAAAACTAAAGATGGTTATTTGAAAGTAGCTTTAAGAGGAAACGGAAAGTCTTATTACTTCAGAGTTCACAAATTAGTAGCTATGACGTATTTAGATAATCCGGATAATTTATCAGAAGTAAATCATAAAGATTTTAACAGAACGAATAACTGTTTAGAGAATCTTGAATGGGTTTCACACGATGATAATATGTTATACTCTAAAATTCAAAATAGATTTAAAGGAGATAAACCTCTTAGAAAAGCTTTTATATTTACAAATGTTTTTAATGGAGAATCGTTTACTATTATCGGTATGAAGAATGTTGCTAGACATTTTGGAGTATCTCAAGATAGTTTAAAAGCATTAAGAGCAAATGCAAATACTGGAAAATACATTAAATCTGGTATATTTAAGAACTTAAGAGTAGACATTCAGGATTTGAAGGTTCAACGACTAGAGAGCGATCTCGTAGCTTCAAGTGAAGCGAAATGCGGAACATCCATTAAGGATGAAGATATAGTCTAATCTTACATGAAAGTGTAAGCAGCTTAAAATAACAAACCGTTTTAAGCGAATGTAATTTAACGAATTACGTTGAATATAATGTGAAGATAACTGGTTTGGTCCTACTGCTGTATTGGAATTTGACGATAAGGAATTCCAAGTACGTGTAGCAGGCGCTCCGTATCAGGACGGTAACCTGTGGGTATATACTTGTTTTGTAGCTGATGGTCAGCCTACTTCTTATATCCCTGCAGAACTCTTGAAACCGGGTTGCCAAGTATCTCGTCTGGCTTCTGCTGTTGAAGAATACAGTGAAGAAGGTGATATCCTAAACTATAATACTCATTTCAAGATGCGTAATTATCTTACTACAATTCGTATCAACTATGATATTACTGGTTCAGCTTATTCTACGGTAATGGCAATTGCTTTGTAGGATCCTAAGACTGGTAAGAAGTCTTATTTGTGGGCTGATTATCAGGAATGGGTAGCTCTGCGTGAATGGTATAAGAGATGTGAACGTATGTTGGTTTACATGAAATCTAATGTAAACAAAGATGGTTCTTGTAATCTGAAGGGTACTAACGGCCGTCCGGTATTTATTGGCGCCGGTCTGTTGGAACAGATTGCTCCGTCTAATAGACGTTACTATACTCATCTTACTGCAGAACTGTTGGAAGACTTCCTGTTTGACCTGTCTTATAATGTACTTGGTACTAACGAACGTAAGTTTGTTGCATTGACTGGTGAAATGGGTATCCGTGAATTCGATAGAATTTTGAAGGAAAAGGTAGTTAACATGAACCTGATTGATACTGTATTTGTAACTGGTTCTGGTGACAGCCTTACTTTTGGTGGTCAGTTCAAGACTTATAAGATGACTAATGGTATCGAGTTGACTCTGAAGTATTTCCCGCTGTATGATGATATTACTTATAACCGTAAGTTACATCCGGTTACTTTGAAACCGCTGGAATCATATCGTATGACATTCCTGGATCTGGGTAGACGTGATGGTGAAGCTAACATCGTTAAGGTAGTTCGTAAGAATCGTGAATTCGTAACTTGGTCTACTGGTGGTGCAGTTCTTCCGTCTGGCTATGGTAAGTCTATTAATACTCTGAGATCTAATGGTAAGGACGGTTATACTGTATTCTTCTTAGGAGAAATGGGTATTATGCTTAGAGACCCCAGAGCATGCGGAGAATTAATATGTGACGCACAATAATTTAAAAAGTTAAACTAATTTAGGAACCTTATTGATTAACTTACGTTAGATAACATATCTAATAGTTTAAGATATGAAAAGTAACGAAGTATATAAAATAACAAATAAGTTAACTAATAAGGTTTATATTGGAATAACAAATCAAGGTTCTGGTGCGAGATATCGCCATCATTGGTATGAGTCTCGCATTGGCGAACCTTCTCCTATTCATCGTGCTATGGCAAAATACGGTGAAGAAAACTTTACATTAGAAATAATTGATTTTGCTGATACCTACGATGAGTTAAAAGAAAAAGAGAAATACTGGATTAAATGGTATAATTCTACAGATAGGAGCATAGGGTATAACTTAACTGAAGGTGGAGACGGAACTTTTGGTAGAATGCATTCTGAAGAGACCAAAGAAAAAATTAGACAGAAAGCCTTAGGTCGTAAAGCGTCAGAAGATACTAAAAAGAAGATGTCTGAATCCAGAAAAGGTAAATGCTCTGATAAACAAAAGGAACACTTATCTAAATTACAAGAGCAATGTAAAACTAAAGTTTATCAGTACTCTAAAACTGGAGAATTTATAGCAGAGTATGATTCTATTACAGAGGCTTGCGAAGCCAACGGTTTAAATAGAGATACTATTCGTAGACAATTAAAGAATCCTCCAAGAAATCCAAATGATCACAGAATAAAATTTCTCTGGAAAACTGTTAAAACAGAAAGATACTAACTGAACAATCTAATTAATAATTATGGAAGTAATCGTTAGAATAATTAAAACCAATCCCTGGACTGGGATTACTAAATGGTCAACGTGTTTTGACTATGTAAGCTCTTACTGGACTAGATCTGGTAATTTATATACTGGTTTATCTGTAGAAGATGCAACTAGATTAGAAAAAGAAATTGGTTATCCTGAGGGATAGTTATCTCCAAATAGTACATTTTGGGATACTTTTGCAATTAAGATAGGAAGGAAAGATGTACTACTTGACACTAATAGACCTGAGGATGAATTAAAATATTTGTTCCTTAAGAATCATAAGAGAGTAGCAAATGGTTTAAATAATATCAAACCTGGTACAGATTATGTTATGATTAATAAGGATAGTGAAGCAGAGGAACAGAATAAGTTCAATAAAGTTAAGCGTGAAGCATATAGAGAAATGGATAAGATGTCTACTGAAGAAATGCGTAAGTGTTTACGTCTTTATGGTATGAAATCAGACTCTATGTCTAATGAAGTTGCTGAAGCTAAATTGTCAGAATTTATTGAAGCTGATCCTTCTAAATTCTTAATGAAATGGGTAAATAACCCAAATAAAGAAATTAACTTCGTAATTGAAGAAGCTATTGCTAAAAATATTATCAGAAAGAATCGTGCTCAATATTACTTTGGTACTGATTTAATTGGTAATGGTCTTGAAGATGTAATTGCCTATCTTAAGGATAAGAAGAATCAAGATATTAAATTAGCAATACTCAATGAAATTAAATCTAAGTAATGACTAATAAAGATTCTCATATAATTTTCAAGGTAGTTCTGGATAAGAATGCAGAAGGTATTGCTTATGGTGGATGCCCAGCATTCTTAGATGAAGAAGTAGACTTATTTCTTAATCAAGCATAGTTAGAAATCTTAAGTAATAAGATTACTGGTAACAATGCATTAAGAGTAGGTTTAGAAGGTTCTGTATCTAACTTATCTGAAATAGAGAAGTTAATAGCTACAGATGTTAATCTTCATGCTGTACATACAGACTATAATGAGTATGCATTAGAAGATGTTCATGATGAAGATAATAGAATGACTATACTTAGTGTATTACTTAAGTATGGACAATTCTAGACTAACTGTGTACTTACTAGCCATGAATTAGTAAAGCCTTTTAAGCAGACTTATAATAATATACCTTGGGTAGAGAATCCAGTAGCTACTTTAGAAAATAATAAACTCTTAGTATATGTAGATCCTGTTTTAATGCAGGATCCTATGTATGCTCCAAGAGTAGAAGATAATACAGAGTTCTATAGAGTAGATCTCACTTATGTTAAGAAACCAACTAAGTTTGACTACACTAAACCTGAACAAGAATTAGATTTTCCTGAAGATGTCATGTATGAGATTATTAATAGAGCTGTAGTAATTGCTTTAGAGAATATAGAATCTCAAAGACAATCTTCTAAGTTTTAGTTAAACCAAGTATCTGAATAATTATGACAGAGAGGAGTTTTTAGATTAATGTAGAGAGGCAGCTAAATAATATCATACCTAGTTATAATGAAGCTATTAAGTTTCCTTCAGATACTTTGTTTCATTTTATAAATAGAGCTAAAGACGAATATGTTAAATAGAATTTTAGAGTATTCTAGAGGAATCAAGAGATTACTGATAGCATACGTACTTTAGTAAATACTAAGAGCTATACTACTTATAGCTTTAGTAAATTAGGTAATAAATGGGAAGCTGATTATCCTGAAGATTATATGTTTGCACTTGGTGAAAATGTATATATAAGTATAAAGGATAATAAATGCAATAACTTAATTACTCGTGAGTCTGATGTAATAGAGGCTACAATAGAGACAGTAAGCTCCAGACTAAGTAATAGTCTATCAGATCATAGATTACGTTATAATCAAGCAAAACCTATTAGAGTATATACTGACAATAAAATTGTATTATATACTGATGGTAAATATGATATAAGTTCTTATGAGCTTACTTACTTAAGAAAAGCCAAGGATTTAGGTACTCTCTAGGATTTAACTAAAGAGTATACAGATTTACCAGAAAATACACACTAGGATATAGTTGATCTAGCAGTTCAAATGATAGTACAGACTATACCTAATACCAGTTCTAAGAAATCTTAGGACGAATAATTAAAGGCGTTTACTAACGTGGAAATCTGAAATAATGAAAGTAGAAAGTAAGCGAATAGACTAAGCGCTAATGTCTAATTTAATTTTAATATTTTAATATGTTACAATCAGTACATTCCGTATTAATCGGAAAACAAGCTCCTGCTTCTTATACTACAGTAGATGCATTAGCTGTTGGTGATGTTGCTTTGTTCAACGAGAATAAGGCTCTTATTAAAACTGCTGCTGATGCAGTAAATGCTAACTCTCTGTATGTAGGTGTAGCAGGTGAAAAGATGAATGTTACTATGCCTGATGGCACAGTAGCTCAGAAAGCTAATATTGATTTCTCTAATGAGATTCAGAAAGCTTCTAAACCGTCTGCAGTTATTGGTGAACATGTTGAGCCAGTTGAAGAAAAAATTGTTATTACTTTAACTGATGCTACTATTATCGCTGGTAACCGTTACGTTCTGCGTATTGTTTATAAAGATATGTATGAAGCTGCTTGGCAGTTTACTCATACTTATGAAGTATATGCTGAGACTACTACAGCTAAAGACTTGGTAGATGCTTTCTTGAAGAAGATTAACGCACACAAGAATCGTAGAGTACAGGCTTCTGCTTCTGCTGCTGTTCTTACTTTGACTGCTATGCCGAAAGATGATAACGAAGGTGTTTATTCTCTGAATGAATACAGTGTTGTATCTATGGAAGCTTCTCTGTATGAAACTATTCCTGGTGCATTACTTGCTAATCAACCTAAAGCCGTTGTTGGTGCTAAGATTGAAAAGACTGCAGGTAATCCTGGTAAGGGTTATTGGAAACAGGTACGTGACGCAGAAGTACGTAACATGGGTTATAAAGGTCATGTATTTACTGGTGCATATCCTGAAGTAGAACAGATCCGTAAGACTGTTGAAGGTGCAGAATATGACTACGCTATCATTGAAAATGATAACCTGTACTTAAGTAATGATAATCAGTACATCAAGACTACTCCGTTGACTACGGAAGTTTATTGTCCTAGTTTAGTTGATTCTATTGTAGATAAAGGTATTCAGTCATTTATCGCTGGTAAGACAATTGCCTAATCCACATTAGAGAGATTGAATTTGGGATAAACATTCCTTTTACAAACTACAGAAGTGGAGTTGTGGAATATTCCACTCTCCACTTTTTTTATTGTTGATATATGGACAAATTAACAAATATACAAATAGATGGTGATAAACTGACCTTTAAAATAGAAACTGAAGTAGACCTTAGTAGCTATAGTAAGGAAGTTTATATAGACGAAGTATGGAATTTAAAGAACATACTTGAAGACAGTCCTATACATAACATTGGCTTTTCTGAGAATATTACAATTGATTCCGATAATAATGTAACTGTAACTAGTGATGATATTCTAGAGTTAGATTGGAATATGAAGTATGTTACATTAAGATGTTTTACGGAATAGGAAGAAATTCATTTTCATGGCATATACTATAATCCTTCAATTGTGTATATGGCAGAAATTAGGAAATTACATACTCACTGTTCAACTTGTTTAGATGATTAGACTATGCAGAATATAATGTTAGTAGTCTTTAAGAGATAGTTGCTTGAGTATGCTTTAGCATCCGATTATTATCGTGATGCTTTACAATTATATGTAGATATATGTAGATTACTCGAAATATCTATTAAGCCAAACTGCGTAGCTAATACTTGCTGTAACAATGCTATTCTTACTCAGAAAGGTGATTGTTTCAATACAGAAAACGATAAATGTCTTCACTTAGAGAAAGAGCGTAACTCTGCTACTTTATTTAGTGGTATTTGTTACTCTTGTTCTAATAATACTTGCAGTACAGGAAATTGCAGTAATGGTTATTGTAAATTATAAAATAAAGAGATATGACACAAAAATGCGATGGTGTAAAGATATTAGACTTAGAAGAGAAGCTTGAAGCTACAGGTGGTGAATACATTGTTACTGCAGAGAAAGACAATAACTATAAATTACCACTTGAATCAGTAGCTGATATAGTTATAGGTAATTCTAAGTTTAAGGCTGCAATTAAGGATGTATACGAATCAAGTACTCCTACAGCATCTGTATCTTTAGACAAAGATAAATTCTTATTTTCATTTGGTATACCAGCAGGTAGAACTGGAGATGCAGGTAAAGATGGTAAAGATGGTAAAGATGGTAAAGATGGCAAGGACGGAATTGACGGTGTACCAGGTATAGATGGAGATACTACTAGAGTAGTAATAGCATATAAGTCTACTAAAACTATGGAGAGACCTGATACTCCTGTAGGCGGTAGTTGGGATTACGATACTAATACTATTACATATCCTGAAGGTTGGTCTGGTAGTGATAGTAATCCTAATGGTTATGTATGGATGTCTACTGCTACATTCTCTAGTAAAGGTACTATAGTAGTTCCTTGGAGTACACCTGTTAGACTTACAGGTGCAGATGGACATGATGGTTCAGATGGTAGTAATATTGAGTTTGTATATAAGCTTACTGTAACTAGTTTAGTTACTCCTACTAAGCCCACAGGCAATAGTCAGACTGAAGCTATTAGACAAGGTTGGACTGATCATCCTACAGGTATTAGTGAAGAGTATCAATGTGAATGGGTTTGTTCTCATAACTTACAGACTGATGGTACTTGGAGTGAATGGGAAGGCCCTACTATTTGGTCTAAATGGGGAGTAAATGGTAAAGATGGTGATGGAGTAGAATATATTTATCAACGCACTAAATTACCAGCTTCTCCTCAAGAGATTACAGATAATAATCCAGATCAAGATGAGTACATACCTCAGTCAGCTTCTGGTGAACAACCTTGGACAGATGATCCTAAAGGTGTAAATGAAGAGTTTAAATACGAATGGGTTAGTAAGAGAAAGTATAAAGGTGATACTCATAAATGGGGCAACTTTAGTTCTCCGTCATTGTGGGCTAAATATGGAGATAATGGGCAGGATGGTAATCATCTTAGAGTAATGTATACTAAGACATCTGGTAGTGATGTTAAGCCTAGAGATCCAGATAGATTGAATATTAATCCTGGTAGTATTTGGGGTGTGGGTATGCCTACTGCAACTGGTAAAGAAGCAATATGGGGTATCCAAGCCTTGGTTACTTTTGATAATCAATTAGTAATTGATGAATCTTTACCTGAAGATGAAAGAGGTTGGCAAGGTCCTTATTTAATTACAGGTGTACCTGGTCTTGATGGTAATAACTTTAATTATCAAGTAGAAGCATTTAAACAGAGTTAGACTCAACCTGAAAAGCCTACTAGTAATGATCCATATAGTCCTGGTGATGGTTGGGTGCTTACTCCTAATATGTCTACTGGTATATGGTGGAAGAGTATAGCTTTGGTTCAAGGTGAAACTGGTACAGTAATAGAATGGGGGGCTGTAGTAAAAGTAACAGGTCAAGGAGTTGTTATTAAAGGTACTCTAGATTCTACAGATGATCTTCCAATGGAAGGTAACCAGATAGGAGACGGATGGGTTATCGATGGCTTCTTGTGGGTATGGAATGGTAGCGAATGGGTAAATGTAGGTAAGGTTCAAGGCACGGATGGTAACTACTATGAATACAGATTTGCTAGAAACAATAGCTGGGAAACCGCTCCTTAGTTAAATGCAGCTGAACGTTATCCGGCAGGATGGAGTTCTACTGCACCTGCTTTAAGTAGTGGTAAAGTATTATGGGCTACATTTGCTCTTATTAATGGTGGAGATAATACTTTGATAGAACAATGGTGTGACCCATACTATATGACTGGTATGACTGGTGATAATGGTGGTTCTGGTGTTCCTGGAGTAGGTTACGAGGTTAGATACTGTAAAGGTACTGAAACTACTTATACTGGTGAGACTTGGAATGACACTATGAAGTGGAAGAGAGAACCTACAGGTTGGTCTATGGATGTTCCTGAGCTTACTAGTGGAGATGAGTATAATTATATATGGTTTATTCAGTGTAGAGTTATTAATGATAATATGGAAACTGCATGGTCTAAACCTAACCCTATGGGCGGTATAATTACTCCAGACCCAGTAGGTTCACAACCTATAGCATATCCTGCTGGTATATATAGTACTAGTACTCCTTATATTAATGATGGAGAGAAAGCACCTTATGTATATGATACTAGCGATGGTAACTACTATTTCTTAAAATCAGTAATGACGTGGATTGGTACTCAACAGAATAATGAATCTCCTGCTACAGATACATCTGGTGCATGGACTGTATTAGAGAATTATGAGGCAATCTATACTGATTTACTTATTGCACCTAATTCATTAGTAGGTGGAGCTGTATTTAATAACAACTTGATGTTCTCACAAAGAGGTAAAAATGCTAGTGGTGGTGATAGTTCTAGATATGAACTAATTGATGCTAGTAGTTCTGTAAATGCTATGAATCCTTCTAACGAGTTTAGACCTAACTTCTTATTAGATTTTGAAACTGGTGAAGCTTACTTTGGAGCTGGAGGTATACATTTAGCAGCTGATAGTTCTAATACTTCTATACAATTAGAATCTGGTAATGTATCTGGGGGTAATGGCAGTATTGCTACTATAGATATAGATGGGGCTACATTCCAAAAGGTAGTATCATCTAGTAATCCTGCAGCAAATAAGAGAGCTGAACTTAGTATAGATGGACTGAGTATTGACATGGGTATACCTAAATTCTATGTTAATAATGAAGGAATGTCTTACCAACATTACGCAGGATCTTCTACAGTGACAGATTTTAAGTTGGATACTACAGGGGCTATTACTATTGGACAAACTAATTCTAATCATGCTATAATTGATAGTGGTAGTTTTTCATTAAAGAATAGCAGTCTTAATAATATAGTTATTACTTATGATAATACTACTTCTTCAATAGTACTAAAAAATCCTACTGGAATAGATTCATCTAGAGTAGAAATAAAAGCTTTAGACGACAATGCTTCTGATGCTATTTCTGTAACAGCTTATGATTCTTAGGGTAATAAAGCGTATATATCTCCGTTAGGAGTAACTGTATCTGATGGTGTAAGTACTCACATAGACATTATGAAAAGTATGGTTACAGTAACTAATTCTAGTGGCACTCATATAGGATGGACTGGTACTAAAAACGGTTTACGTTTTATAGGAGGTATTTGTGTTGGTGAAGTTTAATTGAATTACTATGGATAAAGCAAAAGAATATATAAACAGTAAAACAAACTCTATACTTAAAACTAACATACTCAGGAATAATAGAGATGTTGTAGCAACCATAGTATACAATGAATTAACAGATTTATTGGAGTTTAGTAACACATCTAGTGTTACTACTCCTATAGATTCTGAAATACTAAAAAGGTATTTACATCAGGTTAAACCATAGTTATATAGTGGTATACCTATGAAACTCAAACCGTATTGTATTAAGTGTGGTTGTGGTAATGGATACTTTAGAGGATTATATGATCCTTATGTATTAGCATTGTTAACAGAGGATGCAGATCCTTGGTTATGGGAAGATAACGGTGTAGTACTGTTAGAATAGTAGAAAGAAAATAATTTGATTGACAATGATAGCAAGAATTAAAGGTTTAAAAATTAGTCAAGCTTCAGAACGTACTGCTGTCACAGGATAGGAGATGATTCCATTCCAAGATGGTGAAAGAAATGGTAAGATCCGAATGTTAGAGTTTAAAGATATGACTATGTATATCTTTGATCCTACTATTGTTGACAGTAAAGTAAGTCAAGAAGATTATGACGCATTAAAGCAAGCTATAGAAGAAGGTAAGCTTATCTATACTATTAACTCTAAGAGAAATGGTTTAGATTTAGCAACTGAAGTAGCTATAGTTGGTGGTACTATATATATTGAATCTCCTGATTTTATTAAAGAAGAAGGTACAGATAATATATCTCAAGTAGTATTTGATACTATTACTGTAGATGGTTCATTAAACTATAGTAAGGAACAATATACTACTACAGTTATTAAGACTACAGGAGATGGTACTAAGGTACTCACAGATAATGGTCAGTATGTATATATAGGTAATTTAGCATTAACTAACATTAAGTTTAAAGATGGTACTAATACATCTACTTATGACTTAGTAACTAATGGCATTACTTTCAGATAGAATGCTACTCCTTGTGTATCATGGAATACTATTAAGAGTGGTAACAATATCTATATGGATATACGTATAGCTAATGCTACTGCATCTATGGATGGTCTAATGAGTAAGGAAGACTATGTAGAACTTAATACTACTATACCTGGATAGATTGAAGATCTAAAGGAAGCTGACTCTAATCTAAACAATAGAATAGACGATCTTGATGATAAGATTGATAAGGAGATTGCCGATAGAGAAGCAGAGATAGATCGTCTAGAGAATAAGTTTGACGGAGTTACTGATGCATTAGAAGATGCATTACAGAAAGAAATTGAAGATAGGAAAGCAGGCGATACTACTATTACTAATAGTTTAAATGCTTTTATTAGTACTAAAGGTCAGCCTGGAGGATTAGCTGAATTAGACTCAACTGGTAAAGTTCCAGCAGCTCAATTACCATCTTATGTAGATGATGTATTAGAATACTCTACTAAAGCTCAATTCCCTTAGACTGGTGAAACCGGTAAAATATATGTAGCTAAAGATACTAACTTAACATATAGATGGACTGGTACTCAATACTTAGAGATTAGTTAGAGTTTAGCATTAGGCGAAACTTCTAGTACTGCGTATCCTGGAGATAAAGGTAAAGCCAATAGAGATGCTTTAAATAGTATGCCTACTAAGCTTACTTCGTATCTTACTCCTACTACTAGTACTGGTGAGTTAGTTAAGATTAACTATAAGTATGCAGCTAAAGATGGTTTGAATTACGGTCCTCTACAAGATGATAATATAGATATACCATCAGCTACAACTACTAATGCAGGTGCTATGTCTGCAATAGATAAAGGCAGATTAGATGACTTATATAATGAATTTGGTAGTATACAGAATCCTGGTGATAAGCTTGATTCACTACCTAATAACCTAGTTACTGGTGTAGATGCAACGTCTAGAAATGCAACTAGTGTAACTATTAACTATAAGCAATCTGATTTATCTGCAGCTAGTAATTCATATGCGAATCCTATTACTAAGTCATAGACTATACCTGCTGCTACTCAATCTGCAGCTGGTGTAATGACTGCTACTGATAAATAGAACTTAGACGTCAATATACCTAATAGAATTACTAATCTAGATAATAGAGTAACTACTGAAATAGATAGATTGGAAGAGCTTATTGAGAGTAGTTCGTCTGAGATTACTAACGATCTGAATGTAGAGATTCAAGCTAGAAAGGATGGTGATAATCAGTTACAGACCAACATCAATAATCTGTAGTCTACTATGAATACAGAATTAGCTAAGAAGGTTGGTAAAGTAACTGTAGCTGGTTCTGGTAATGCTGTTACTACTGCATCTATTAGTGGTGATACTCTTACTTTAACTAAAGGAGCTACATATAATAACTATGTACATCCTGCTGGTTCTGCACCTAGTAAAGCATCTGGATTCTATAAGTTCTCTACTGACTCTACTAGCCATGTAGCTAGTGTTACTGCTGTAGCTAAGTCAGATATCACTGCTTTAGGCATACCTGGACAAGATACTACTTATAACAATGCCACACAGTCTACTAGTGGTTTAATGTCTGCTGCTGATAAAACTAAATTAGATGGAATATCTACAGGAGCAAATAAATATATTCACCCAACGGGAGAAGCAGCAAATAAAACTTTAGGACTATATAAAGTAGCTACAGACGCAACTAGCCATGTTAAACAAGTTACCGCTGTAACTAAAAAGGACATTACCGATTTAGGAATAGCTGATACTGGGTCTACTCTTAGACTTATACGTATAGGTAGTAAAGAAGACTACGAGCATGTAGTAATTCTATTATGGAAAGATGATAGGGGTACTAATAGAATAGACGGTCTATTCTATACGGATATGGACGGTTCTTCAAGAAGACAAACCGCTGAAGCTCACTTGTGGTTCTCTAAATGGGCTACTGGTTCTGATTATAAGTTCATACTAAACACTAATCAACAAGGTTCGGGATTTTCATTAGTAACATGTACATATAATGGGGCTAAATGGTGGGGATTAAGACATATAAATGATCAAGCAGTAGACTTTTACTTTGATGGTTCAATGTCTTACTAGATAAACCCTACTGTAGTAAAATATTATAATAGAAATACTTCTACTGTATTGAATGCTGAAATTAACAGTTCTGTAACTAATGAAGCTAGTAAACTTGGTAGATTCGATGTAAATGGAGATCCATATGCTTTATTAAGTGAAGTTAACACTAAGGTTAGTAAGTCTGGGGATACTATGACTGGAACGTTAACAATAAATCAAACTTCATCAGTAACTCCTTTAACTTTACATGGAACTGATGTTTCTAGTTATGTTTAGTTTATTAATAGCGGAGCGCAAACTGCAGAAGTAGGGTATACAAATCCATTAGGTGCATATTTGTTCAATGATAAACTGGCAACTCATCCGTGTATATCATTAGGTAGAGTTGATAGTTTAGATGAAGGAGCAACTTTCTATTATAGAGGTATTCATTATAAATTACTCCACAAAGGTAATTATGCTAATGAGTTAGATTAGCGTTATTTACCAAAAACAGTATACGATTATCGTAATGGCTGTTTAGTGAGATTAATAAATTCAGCTAGTGATGTTGCTATGATTACAGTGAGAATTTTTGGTAATTCTTACTATGGTACTAGTATTCCATTTGACACAGTAATATAGTTCTACAACTATCCTCCTGAAAATAAAATATTTTAGGCTACTGGTGTTAATAATGGGTATAGCTTTGGAGATATAAAAGTATTTAATTATGATGGTCGTATCTATCTGTGGTTTAAATAGCCGCAACAGTATGAAACTTTTATAGTTCACGCATATCATACTGGCAGTTTTCGTAATATGGTCGAATCTATAAGTAATGCTGCTATGCCTACTTCTGGAGTAACTAGAACAGTAACTATAACTCCTAAATAGGCTATATACTCTTATGATAATATATCAGTAGGTAATGTTACGTCTTCCGGTAAAGTATCTGCATCAGGTGGGTTCTTCAAAGAATCTGATGCTCGATTAAAATCAGATATTAAACCTTTAGACTATACTTTAGATTAGATATGTTCTATACCTACTGCATCATTTATAATGAATGATTAGAAGCAAATAGGTACTATAGCATAGAACTTAGAGGAATTAGGTTTTGAGGACATAGTAACTGAAAGCGATACTCTTAAATCTGAAGTAAGTAATCCTGAACAGTTTGAATCATTCACTAAGGATGGTGAAGAGTATGTTAAGGTTAAGAAGGTAGAGTATGAAATGTTAGGTGTATTAGCTATTGAAGGAGTTAAGATGCTTAAGGATGAGATTGAAAAGCTTAAAGCTGAAATAGAAACTTTAAAGAATAAGCAGCATGAGTAATGAAATAGCAACATATTCTATGATATTAAGTAAGCTTAGTCTAGGTAAGAGTGGGACAGAATGTCCTACTAAGACCTAGATTTTAGCTATTAATTCATTAATCGTTATTGATAATGCTTCTACTTATGGAGCTAATGAATGTGTAAAGATAGATGATATACGTAAGAAAGCAGAGACTTGGAATTACTATTTAACAGTATCCCCTACTAGTATGTCATTTGGAGCTAGTGGTGGTAGTAAATCTTTTACTGTTAGTTCTTATAAGAGAAAAGTATTAGATGGAGTAGAATAGAGTGGTAATACTAATGTATCATTGAAATCTACAGTTATATCTGGTAGTGGGTTCTCTATAAGTGGAACTACAGTAAGTGCTTCTGCTAATGAAATTACTTCAAATAGAACAGGTACAGTTACTATAACTCAGAATGAGTCTAATAAGACAGTTACTATTAGTTTATCACAGGATGGGGATGATGTTAGTTCATATGGTGAATGGACTATATCTGTATCAGCTAGTCCCACTAGTGTATCTAGTAGTGGTGGTACTTCTACTATTACAGCTAGCGCTAAGAGAACTGTACATTGGGCTAGCGGTAAGGTTACTGAAGAAATAGGTAATCCTACATTATCTACTAACTTAGGTAGTCTTAGTAGTAGCTCTTCACCTAGCACTTTAACATTAGGAGAGAATACATCTACATCCAGTAGAACTGCAACTATTAAAGCAACTCACGGTGATAAATCAGCTACTTGTACAGTTACTCAAGCTGGTGCTACTCCAACTACTACTTATACATTTGGAATTAATCCGTATTCTGTTATTGTAGGAGCTAGCGGAGGCTCAGGAAGTATAACTATTCGTTCATATAAAACAATAGGTAGTAATACTTATGATGTAGATTATAGTATAGATAGTAGTACACTGCCTTCATGGGCTTCATTTAATAAGAGTAATTCTACATTTACTATAAGTTCTAATTCATCTACGTCTTCTAGATCTGCTAAAGTATATTTTGACTAGGCTGAATCTGGAAAAAGAGATTATGCTACATTATCACAAGATGCATATGTACCGCCTGCTGATAATTATGTGTTTACTTGGGATGATGGTACTACAACTGATCAATCTATGAGTTTACCATATCAAGGTAGCAGTGCAGCTAGTGATTTTGTCGTAATAAGTACTAAAAATGGAAGCAGTCAATCCTGGAGCGTATCTAGTAAACCTAGTTGGGTTGGTACCTCTACTAGTGGTAATACACTAAATGTTACTGTAGATGCGAATAGTGGTTCTGCAAGAAATGGCACTATTGTATTGACCCAATCTGGTAGTAATAAGACTTTGGAAATCAATGTCAGTCAAGCAGCTTATTCTGCAACAGTAGAATGGAGATACAAGTTCGGATTTAGTAATGGAGTTAGAGATAATATATCAATCGCAATCAGAACTATGGAAGAGGAAGACGTTTCAGTTACTTTTACTAGCTATAAATCTAAATATGTGAACGGAGTAGAAGACGTTAGTTCTAGACAATACGTAGATTTTAGTATAGGAGATTACGCTTCTTGGGCAACTGTAACTAAAGTATCTAGTTCCATTGCTAATGAGGGCAAATTTGAGTTTACACTATCATCTAATCTTAATAATAGAAGTAATAGATAGACATTTGTTACTGTAACACAAAATGAAAGTAACAAATCTATTATCTGTGATATTATGCAAGTAGGTAGTGATGCATTTGTTGCAACATACTATTCGCATGTTATAGGAAGTGATACTTATCCTGATGAAATTAGCTTTGGAATTGTAACCACTCCAACAACAAAATAGTATGAGTGGGAAAGTACATTTGAAGTGCATACTGTAGATTCAGATTATGATAGTTGGACCTACAATTACGGAAATATTAGAGAGATAAAAAAAGTAACTGCTAGAGCATCAATGGATACAACTTGGTTTGATTATGAATATATATAGGATGGTGGAAATTACGGTGGAAGTTACCGGTATGATTTATTAAAAGTTAATGCTCCTAAATCTGATGGTGCAAATCATAGTGAAAAATTATATATTGCGCAACTTGTTACTTCAGCTCCATCAACTAGCTATAATTATAGAGAGATTACAAATACACCGATAGTAGCTGAGATATTAGTAACACAGAAAGGTAATATAATATCGTGAATCCATACTTAGCACATATGACAGATAGAGAATTGTTGGAGCAGATATATCTTCTGCTCCTTCAAATCAACGTAAAGGTAAGTGAGATAGATAATGATACTAAACAATTTGGTATGAACGTAGCAGCCAATTTAGTTGGTGATGCTCTAATGATGAATAACAATGATGCCGAGAGAAGAAATAATTAAACAGCTTAAACCTTACTTTGATGTAAAGGAATTAGTGTGTAAACATATATATAGTAGATTTGGAGAATAGTCGTGGATGTTTCTGAGTACTCAGTTACTTCATGTATTACTGTGTCTACGTACAGATATACTACGTATGCCTATGTAGATCAATACTAATACTATGAATCAGAGAGGTATGCGTTGTAATATGTGCCCTTTAGTAAAGAGTAAGAAGGGGGTATATGTATCTGCACACGTGACAGGAAACGCAATTGACTTTAACTGTGAAGGTAAGACTGCAGAAGAAATAAGAGAGATGATAAAGGCGAAACCTTTATTGTTACCATGTAAGATAAGATTAGAACGAGATACGCAATGGGTACATCTTGATTGCTACGATTCAGGTTCTGATGATAAGATAACAGAATTTACTGCATAAAAATACGTAACTTGCGAAACCTATAGACCTAAATTGCGTTCTTAATATATAACAAAAATATAAAGATTATGAAAGAAATTTGGAAAGATATTGAGAACTTTGAAGGTTTGTATCAGGTTAGTAACTTAGGTAGAGTTAAGAGTGTAGAACACTTTGTTGATCGCGTATATACTAAAAAGAATGGAATCACAATACACGATAGGTTATTGATAAAAGAAATCATTCTAAAACCGCAACTTAAGAGGCACAAGTATAAAGTACATACGTATTACGGAGTTGCATTAAGAAAGGATAATAAATATCACAATTTATTAGTACATAGATTAGTAGCAAAAGCATTTATACCAAATCCGCATAATTATGTTATTATAAACCATATAGACTGTAACCCTCGTAATAATAGAGTAGATAATCTAGAATGGTGTACTTATAAACATAATAATGAACATGCTGATAGAATAAGTAAATCAGTAAATACGTTTATGAAAAATCCTAGTAATAGGAAACCGATGACACTCATGGATAAAGATTATAATGTTTTAAAACACTATTCTGGCATTAATGAAATACTACAAGATAATCCTACATTCAAACGTAACTCTATTTATAATGTGATAACCAAAGATAAGGTATATTTAAAGCAGTACAGAATAAAATACACATAACATATGTTACAGAGAGAGATAGTTAGATTTAGAGCATCAGATACGCAGCCTAATCCTCTAGAAGTAGATTATTGGATTGACGTTACTTCTAACTACTATGGTGGTTGTATTAGATATTATCGTAATGATACTAATACATGGGAGATGCTTGATCTGAATGATAAGCAAGTAGATGCTATCATTGATTATATTAATAGAGCTCTTGACTAGATAGAATAGTTTATTAATGAAGCTATAACTGAAATCAGAAATGAATTAGCTGAATTTAAAGATGAACTGAAAGAGGAAGTTAATAAACTGTGGTAGTATATTAATCAGAAAGTAGAAGAGTTAACTACTTAGATTAGTAATATTAGAAATGAGATTAATGACATCAAAGGTGATGTTAATAATATCAAGTAGGATATTACAAATATCAATAATAACATTGATGATATAAATCAAGATATTACTAATATCAATTCTAGTATTGAAGAGATACGTCAAGATATAACTGAGGTAATAGGTGGAGATTTAAGTTCTATTCAACAAAAGATTACCGAATTAACTCAGAATATACAAGAGTTAGATAGTAAGATTGATCAGCAAATTAGTGATTTAAGAAGCTATATAAATAGTGAGATTACTAAGGCTAAGAATGAACTTAAGACTTATGTAGATGGTAAAGTTACTGACCTTACTGAATTAATTAATCAAGAGATTGAGAATAGAACTAATGCTGATAATAATCTGCAATCTCAGATTAATGAACTTAAACAATTAATTACTAAAGCACAAGGTGATATTAATACTCACGCTGCTAGAAGAGATAATCCTCATGTAGTTACTAGAGCTCAATTATCGTTAGCTACTACTGATAATGTAGTATTTAATAAAGTAAGTGCTCCTAGTGGATTCTTTAAAGAATGATGAGATGAACAAGATATTACTAATTCACCTGAATGGAATACTCCAGAACAGGAGATTATTTAATTATTAAATATTTGCAAATATGGTTAAACAAGAAAATCCTAATTTCATAGCATCTAAGTATGCTCCAAATCCTAAAGAGGTTTCTTACTGGATTGACTTAGCAACAGACAGTACTGGTAATGTTATTAAGTCATATAGTCCTGATCTTAAGAAGTGGATACCGTTAAACAGAGATGCTAATGTAGACCAATGGACTCATATTAAAGAGATTGTACAATCTGTTGGTTTGAACTATGATAAGAATAGTGATGTTATATCTTTACCTAATCTTAATAGTAATAACTATTTTAAAGGTACTAGTATAGTAGATGCTATTAATAAAGGTGATGCTGCTGTAAAAGCTCAAGTAGATAGATTAGATACTAAGATTGATGATGTTAATGAAGACTTACAAGACTTCAAAGCATTGAAGGGTCAACCTAATGGTCTTGCTGAACTTGATGGTAATGGTAAAGTACCTGCTAGTCAATTGCCTTCATACGTTGATGATGTAATGGATGCGTATGCTACTTATACTGTATCTCCTACTGGAGTACTTCAGAATATACAGTTATATGCAGATGCTGAACACGAAACTCCTATAGTAGGTGAGAGAGATAAAATCTATGTTAATGTAACTCCTGGTGAAGTAAGTTATCAGTTTAGATGGTCTGGTTCACAGTTCATACACATTGACTCTAACGCTATTATCATTGGTGATATTACTGGTACTGCTTATGATGGTGGTAAGGGTAAAGCTATGGAGAATGTAGTTAACTCTATGCCTAATAACTTGCTGAGTACATTCCAATTAGACCAGACAGATGTTAATAACATTACGATTAGCCTTACTGGAGTAGAAAAGAGCGGCGGTAAATATGTACAGTCTACTTTAGCTGATATTACTATTACTCCTGCTACTAATACTGTTGCTGGTTTAATGACTGGTGCTGAGAAAATAGCTATTAATGAAACTCTTCCTGATGCAATTAATGATGAAAAAGTTGCAAGGGAAGCAGCTGTAAAAGAACTTAAAGCTAAGGATACAGAACTGCAAGGTAATATTGATAGTTTAGAAACAGCTTTAAATGCAGATATTACAGAGCTTAGAAGTACAATACTTAAAGTAAATGATAAAGTAGGCTTAACAGAAGGTAATGAAATGCCTGACTTATCAAGTACTAATTACTTAGCTGATAGTCCTAGTGCTATAAGTGCTGCAGTTACTTTGGACGAGGAGATTGGTAAGCTCAGTAGAAATGAGAATGAACTGTGGTATGGAGTTAAGTTTGACTTAGCTAATAGTTCTAGTCCTGATGGTGTACGTACTGGTAATATGGAAATGCATAAAACACTTCCTATTCAGAGTAAGATGAGAGGGTGTACTATTGTTCCTTCTAGCAACGAGATTAAATACTTAAAGGCAGACGATTGGTCTAAGTATGAAGATGGTACAAGTGTTGCATCTACTTATGCTACTAGACCAAATAATGATAAATAGTATATGATAGAAATACCAGAGCACTATAGATTGTTAGTAGCTACTCCAGATAATACAGTTGAGATTCGTATGAGTGAATATAATCTTCCTGGTTATGTTAAAGTAAATAAGAAATATATAAGTGCTTATGAAGCGACTGCTAGTGCTGAATACATAACGAGCACAATTGGATCAAAACCAACGGTTAGTACTTCAAGAAGAACATTTTTTGGTATGGCTAAAGCTTTAAGCAAAACTGTAGGATGGAATATGTATACTTATGGTGCTCATAGAGATCTTACTTGGTTGTTCGTAGTAGAATATGCTACATTGAATAGTCAGAAAGCATTTAATGCTAATTTAACTGCAGAAGGTTATCATCAAGGTGGTTTGGGTGAAGGTGTAACTACAGGAACTGTAAAGATAAATGGAGCTGATACATGGTCATTTGTATTTTGTGGTGTTACTAGCTCATTAGGTAATGGTACTGGTATAATTGAATATACTCATACTAATACTAATGCTGAAGGTGGATCTACTGGTACTAAAACAGTTAATGTTCCTAGATACCGTGGTATTGAGAATCCATTTGGTCATGTATGGAAGAATGTAATTGATGTAGTAATTGCTGGTACTGACAATAGCGTGTACATCTGCAAAGACTATACTAAGTTTGGTACGTTTGAAGGAGATGATAATCCTACAGCAGAACAGTTAATTGCAGCAGGTTATGAGTTACAAGACTTTAAAGAAAGTACAATTAATGGTCAATATGTAAAAAGATTCGTTAATAATAATTAGGCAGATTTGTTCCCAGCTATAGTAGGTAATGGAGCAAGTCCTACAACCTATTATTGTGACTATCACTGGACTAATACTACAGCTACACCTAGAACTCTTCTAATCGGCGGTGACTCGGGCAATGAGTCTAATGCGGGTTTGTTCAGTTTGGGTTCTGACTGTGGGTTAGGCACTTCCGATGCTTCTGTCGGGACTCGAATTACCTTCTATGGTGAACCGGCATTGCCAGCTGCTCCAGCTACATTAGAGTTAAATGATGAGGATTATGAACAATTGGATTCTATAGAATCTGAAGAAAACTGGTTTTAATTAACCAACAAAAGGTTGCAATTGTAATGGTATTAACTTACTAAAGAAGATATTACGCTATAAAGAGCTATTAGTTTATGCAAGAAGATTTTCAAAACAGAAACCTTAAATAAACCTTATCGTTATATAATTATAATCTCAAACGGAATTTCGAGCCCTCTCAGATTTTACTCCCCTTTTAATCTGTCAGGGCTTTTTGATTACTTACATTTATCAAACTACTATCTATGAATTATTATCAGTTAGGAGAACAAACAATGCCGATATTTAAGAACATGTTTAGCAGTGTAGAGAAGTTTACTGCCGGAGCTTTAGGCGGTTTAATATCTTTATACTCTCCCGTATATGTTCCTATACTAGCTTTAGCTGCTATTATTATCATAGATACTATTTATGATTGCAAAGCAAATAAAAAAAGTAAATACAAAGAAGGTGATGTAATTGCTAATTCTAAGAGATTATTTTCAAAGATATTCTATAAGTTACGTGATTCAGTAGTAGCTATATGTTGCGCTTTCACTATTGAAAAGTTTATAGTAACTTTTATTAATCTTCATGCTGTAGAATTTATAGCAGGTGCTATAGCAATCGTAGAATTCTTTACGTTACTTGAGAACTTAGGTAAATTACATCCTAAATGGAAAATATGGGATATACTTAAGAAGTTAGTAAAGAAAAAAGGGGAATAGATTTTAGATGTAAAACTTGACGAATTCACAGATGATACCAATAGTAAAGTTAATAGTTGATTGGTTTACAAAGAATTTCAGAGCAGTCGCAGTAGGTTTAGTTAGTTTACTTATTGCGACTGTTTTTGTTTAGAACCATTAGCTACAAAAGAAGAATAAAGAGATTGACAGAATAACTAACAATGTCAGAGCTTACGAGCAATTAGCATCCTAGAAAGAATAGTTAAACAGAGTACTATAGCTTACTATAGAAGAACTAAATACTAGTAATGATAGTTTATTAAAAGAAGCTAAGGATGCTTAGAAGAAGCTTAAAATCAAAGACAAGAACCTAACTGATGTAAATGTAATCAATACTGAGATTAAAGACTCTGTTAGAACTATTATAAAGCACAAGCTAATAGATTTTGACGAAGAACTTAAAATTAATCCATTAACAACTATCATAGTTAGTAGAAAGGACTCAATCCTTAAAGCCACATTAGATATTAAGAATCAATAGATTCTGTTTGTAGAGGAAAAGAAAGAATACAAGAACAAGTACCGTAATGGCTTCGTTAGGTTCTTCCATTTTGATTGGAAGAAGATGCGTACCAAAAAATATCAGATAGTTAACAGTAATCCAATAATCAAGGTAACCAATACTCGTATAATCGAGTTACCTAAATAATAATCAATATATTCAATAATATTAATCAATAATAATATGCATAGAATATTTCGTGTAAAGGCTTACGAAGCAGAACACGGTCCTCATTTCAACGAGGAACATGCCCGTAAAGCTGTAAGTAAATAAGAAAGGAGGCAGTTATGTTTTATCCTTTTTTAAACTACTTTAATAGAGGTAGAGTAAGAACTGTAGATAATTTTGGTATTCCAGTATTGAGAACTAACTATGTTACTACCGATACTACGACTACTTCAGTTACTTATGGTATATGTCCTAAACTGTGGAGACAACTCCCATGCCAAGGTTTATTTATACTGCATGTAACATCTACTCCTGCTAGTGCGGCTACTCCTACGGATTTAGTATTCTTAGATCCTACTAGCTTTACTAATAGATAGATTGATAATACAACTACAGTTATTACATCTACTGGAGCAAAAGCTCTATTAAATGGTTCCGGAGCTCAAATGGCAAATAATGAAATTACAACCGGTAACAGATATCTTATATACTATAACAAATGTGACGGAATCTTCCAAGTAATTAATCATATAGTAGTACCGGCTACACCGGCAGCTTAATATAAATTGGGGCTCTAAATGAGCCCCTTAAAACTAACTTATTATGTTATTCAATCAATTAAATATAGGTGATAAGGTATATATAATAGAAGTGGTTGGGACATTCAAGAAGACTACTGAGTATAATGAAGGTTCTGTTACTCAAGTAAGTGCAGTATATGATGAACCACTGCCACCTGGGCAATTTCCTATGCCCAATTAGCCTAGAAAGAGGATAGTAGATATAACTATATAGTGCAACGGAGAAACTAAAAAGTTCACTATACCTGAGAATAAATCAGTTATTACTGATAGCGCATTAGGTCTTACTATATCTACTGATAAACAAGAAATTATAAATATAGTACGTAATCAATATGATACGTATAAACAAAGAAAAGAAGCCATAGCTAAATGTGATGAAGAGATGGCTAAGTGTTAGGCTCTCCTAGATAAGTTAGGAATAAACGATAAGCCTGCAAAAGAAAACGATGAGATAATTGCTCTACAGAAAGAAGTTAATGAATTAAAAAGTATAATAAGGAAAGCTAATTAGATGGTACCACCACCCATGAAGGAAATGCTTCCTTAGGATATGAAGAATGTGATGGATAAGGTTGGTCAATAAGATCAACCTTTTTTATTTTTAAGCTCTTTTAAGACCGCTATTACTTAAATTAAAGGATTGTATTGCTAATAATAGAAAGCGCCTATAACAGCCTTAAAATGCGTTATATGGCTTATAACGTTATTAAAACATAATATATTATGACACTAAACTAGCTTGTAGATAATATTCTACTTATTGCTCGCAATAATAACATTGCAGAGTCTGAGCATTTAAGTAGAATACAAATTGAAAAGTGGATTATAGGTTACAGAGCTATGTTAATAAAGCAAGACATAGATAAAGACAGAGATATAAACGACATGTATCTTACTACTATAGAACCTATCCATTTAGACCGTGAAGAAACTGTACCAGGTTACTTTACTTATGTAGGAGATAAAGAACTCCCCAAGTTAATAGACTTTAACTATAGACCTGGAGTAATAAATGTACGTGATATGTTTGGTAATATAATTTAGATAGGTAGTCGTACTAAAGCTAAATTATAGAAGTATAGAAAAGCTACATGTAAAGATTATATCGCATGGGTTAAGAATAACAGAATATACGTAGATGGTGATTCTAATCAGCTAGAGTATATCAGCGTAGATGTAATAGCTGAAGATCCTACAGAACTCAACGCTTGTTTTGATCCAGATAGTGAGTTCCCTATACCAGCCGCAATGATACCAACTATTACACAAATGATATTAGAAAGAGAGTTACGTTTTATGATTACTATGCCTAGTGATGATACTAATGATGCGCATGATGATACATAGAACAGAGTTAGTGATAAATAATTAATATATGAAATATTAGAGAAAGAGTTATACTACTACTGATTTCTATGAAAGCTATAAATAGTACATAGAACCTAATACACCATATGATATTGACTTATAGACATATAAGAACATTATTAATGACTATTTTTAGTACATTAGAGATGAAGTAATGTACAACTGTAAAGAGTTTAAGTTTCCATGTAGATTAGGTACTTTACAAATCATCAAACATCAACCAAAAGAATTCACAGGTAAGAGTCTTAGATGGGACTGGAAAGCTACAAAAGAATTAGGTAAGCCGATTTATTTACTTAATGAACACAGTAATGGATGGAAATACCGTTTCTTTTGGTCAAAGAAAGATAGTCTACTTACTAATAAAACTAAGTATTAGTTTATAGCTTCAAGAGATAATAAGAGGGACCTCTGTAAAATAATTAAAAATCGTATAAGAGACTATATAGAATTATGATAAACAACAGAATGATATCCTCTAAAACTGTAATAGCAAAAGCTATTGCAGATTTCAATTTATAGGAGGACTAGATAAGAATATCAGATTGGAAGGAGTGGTTACTCGAGGGAATGCTTAAGATTGGAGCTATACAGTAGTTTGAACATAAAGTAGAAGTACTTCCAATAGAATGCCACCAAGTATCATTGCCTTGTGATTTATACAAATTAGATTAGGTAGCGTACTCATACTGCTGTAATGGTGGTTGGTTACCTATGAGAAAAGCAACATCCAGTTTTGGTGTATCTCACGATAATCAATGTTGTAGTAAATCTTGTATGTTAGTGTAGGACGCTGCTATGTTTCCATTAGTTAAGAATATGTTTAATCTTACTAATGATAGAGAAGCATTAGACAAGTTAAATGAGGACAACAACCTTAGAGAAACATTAAGCGTATTGATAAACTAGAATACCGTACCTACAGCAAACGGTAGATATCTAGGTAACAGAATAGGGCATAAAGATGGTACTATGTATAGTTATGATTTATAGTATATGACCAAACCTGGTTATATAATGACTAATGTACCTAGAGGATACATTAAGATATCCTATTATGCTATATATACCGATGAAGATAGCATGCCGATGATACCGGATTTAGAATCTTATAAAGAAGCTTTATTGTGGTATCTAGGAGTTAAACACTTTTATCCTCTAAAGTTAAAAGGGTAGATAAGCCAATCAGACTACTACGATATGAGAAATAGTTGGAATTTTTATCGCAAATAGGCCTACGCTGAAGCCATGTCTCCAGGACCAGATGAAATAGAATCGATAAAGAACACCTGGCATAAGTTGTACCCAGAGATGAACGACCACGATACTTTTTTCAGTACTAGTGGCGAAGAACAGATATTATATAACCAAGATAGCGCATTAAGATTGATATGATAAGTAATACTGCACAAGTTAATACATTTACGGGTGGTCTTAATATGGACTAGGACGTAAATTTGATACCGGATACTCAGTACAGATATGCTGAGGATGTCCGTGTTGTCACCAACGATGGAGGAACTACAGGAGTATTACAAAGTATAGAGAACCCTAGAAGATACGATACTATTATACCTAAAGATGAGACTATAATAGGTACTACTACTATAAATGACATTGCAGTAGTAATAACTAAAACATCTGATAATATTAATAAGATATACAGATTAATGGGGTTTGATAGTAATATGCCTCAAATTAAATTAGTATGTAAAGGAGCTCTAGGTTTATGTGAAGATTTATCTAAAAATCCTACACTAAGTATTGTAGGTAACTATGAATCAGATACTAATATAAAAATATACTTTACTGATGGAAATAGCCCCATCAAGATTATTAATATAATGAGTAATGATTATATAGACAATTCTAATCTTATAGATGAGAATGGAAATATAATTAATCCTGGTTCATTAGAAATAACCCCTGTAGTAAGTTTATTACCATTTAAATTCCGTTGGTTATCTGAAGGTAATCTTAAAGCTGGAATGGTAACGTATTGTTACTAGCTTTTTAACGTACATGGTACTGAGACTGTTACTTCTCCAATGAGTGAATTGATTCACTTAACAAATAGTGTAACTAGCCAAGGTAGTTCTGAATATAAAGGTACAGGCCTAAACAAAGCATCAAATAAGTCAGTAATGCTATCTACTGAATTATCTCTTTAGGACTTTAATAAGTTAAGAGTAATTCGTATATTTTATGAACAGAATAATACTACTCCTACTATTAGTATAGTAGATGAGATAGATATACCAGATGGTTAGACGGATATACAGTATGTAGATTATGGGGCTACTTTAAGTAATATATCTGTAGATGAATTCAATGCTATGACTGGTTATCAATTTATAGCGTAGACTCTTGCAAAAATGCAAAATAGATTATTTGCAGCTAATGTAACAGAGAACACTTGGATACCAGAGGATGAAGATGGTAACGATTATGATGCTAGAGCTTATAGAGCTAATTCAGAAGGAAGTGTATAGCTGTTATCTAGTCTAGATAGTAATAACATTCGTATATCTATAACAGATGATGAAGCTATTAAACGTATTCCTATTACGCATGATTGTATAAATCCTTTCAACAATGTAAAGTATACTAAGGATGCATCTAATTCTTAGAATACATACATATACAATAAAGATGGTGAATTAGGTGGTTATGGTATTAATATAGAGTATTCGTTTGTAACTACAGATATAAATCTAAGTAGTAAACAAGATAAGTTTAGATTGGATCAATCCTGTAGTATGGATGTACCTACTGTTAGAAATAATACTAGGTATATAAACAGGGGCGATAATAAAATGCCTGAAATAGTACAGCCTACTGAAGAATAGAAGAATAATCCATATATACCCAATTATGCTGATCCATATATAGCTGCTAATTATAGAGGATACTAGAGAGATGAAGTGTATAGATTTGGTATAATATTTTATAATGATAAATCTGTAGCTTCTCCTGTACTCTGGATAGGTGATATTAGAATGCCTCATGCTTCTCAAATGCCTCCGTTTAGATATGAGAACAATACACTTATAGGTAATGCTTTAGGTATAGAATTTAAAGTAAAGAAAATGCCTATTGGTGCAGTGAGTTATGAAATAGTTCGTTGCGATAGAACTGAACGTGATAGAACTGTACTTATGCAAACTGTAGGCAGTTACGTGTATGAGTATCGAATTCAAGAGTAGGATAAGTATGTAGGACAAGGTACTGAATTGGATAGTAGCGTTGAGATGAGACCTACTCCTTTTTTCTGTAGTCTAATTGGTGAACAGCTAGCAATATCGACAGGTACAGCTGAAGACGTTGGTAACTTTTCTCTTAATATGAGAGCAAATGATTATATACGCCTAGTATCTCCAGAGATATGTGTACAAGGAGATGATGCAACTAGACTATTTGAAGGTAGTGTGTACTTAGATGGAATTGGTTCATACTATTCCCCATTCGTTGGTGGAAAAGTAAACGACGGTGAGTTTGAAGACTTTAAAGATGATTATGCAAATGGAAACACAATTGGGCATAATGTGAGCAGAAGTATATTCGCTGCAGCAGATTATGTTACCCAAGTAAACGGAGAAGTATTACAACAAGATACTGTACCATACGTAGGTTATGGTAGAAGATGGGATCTTAATGTATTAGCAGTAGGATTTCCTTATTAGGATAGTAGAGGCAAGAAGGTATATCGTGGAGCATCTATAGCCAAATATTTTGTTCCAACTTTTGGCCAATCTCAAGATATATCATATATAGAAGACGCTAAATATCCGCCTAATATAGACTATAATATGTATGGAGCTCCAGATGTAGTAGCTAAAAGAATAAATGTTGGTAATAGAACTTATACTAATTATTCTATGTCTGACTTTATTCATAATGACAATCAGTCATTACAAGGTCCGGCTGGTCCATGTATTATAGCTCATGTACCTGAACTAGAAAATGTATTCTCTGGATTTAACAGCGTACCCACTAATAGATATCCAGAGCTTCATTCATTTGACTCTACTAATGCTATTCCTGTGTTTAATGTTAAACGTGATGGCAATTCTATATATGGTGGTAATACATTTTCATCCAGACAGAATTCTGTATACATAAGTATAGCAGCTCACGACAGTAAGTATGTATTTGGAGGAGATACTTATTTAAGTCTATTAGATTATCCTAATACTATGTTGTTCCAATTGCCTGATGCTAAGGAATGGGATGGTATGAAGAATTACATAGGAGCTTATATACCATTTGAAAGTACTATTAATATGAATTTATTTCACGGAGATTAGATTCATAGAACAGTAACTAGTTCAAATTTTGCAGACTCTTGGTTACAGTTAGAGCCTACTTAGATGCAAGATATACACGTATAGGATCTTCCTTATTTTGTATATAACTCTGTTTACTCAGCATAGAATACTGGTAAACTGTATGTACCTAATTCTATGTATGCTGATAAGGATGTTAAATATACTAACAGAATATTAACATCACAGGCTAAAACTAATAATGAAGTAATAGATCAATGGTCTAAATTTAAAGTAGCCGATTACTTAGATGTAGATAATCAATGGGGCAGTATAACTAACCTTAAAGTATTTAAAGATAGACTGTTTTATTTTTAGAATACAGGATTAGGTATAGCATCCGTTAATGAAAGGTCACTTATTACTGATGATAATGTTAATCAGTTAGTATTAGGTACTGGTGGTATATTAAGTAGATTTGACTATGTAACTACTACTAATGGTTCATCTATTAAGAATGATAAAAGTATAATTAATTCAGATAATGTGTTATACTGGTATGACTATGATAAGAATGAGTTATGTTCTTATACTGGACAAGTAAGTTAGCTATCTAAAGAAAAGCAAGTACAATCTTACTTTAATAAAAACATTAAGGAAGATAGAACAAAAGCTATGTCCTTGTTTGATAAGAAGTATAATGAGGTATGGTTTAATATATTAAACAAACCATTAATATTTAATGAGCAGTTAGGTAGATTTACATCTTTCTATACATTTAATCCTAAATGGTCGTTATCTATTTCTGATAGAGTAGTAGCAATAAAAGATAATGAACTACATACTTTACATGATACTGGAGTAATAGGCTTAACTCCTTTAGATAGAAAAGCTAAATTATAGTTAGTTGTCAATAAAAATGCTCCTTATACTAAAGTATATGATAATATTAGATTACAAGGAGAATTTAGAGATGGCAATCAAAAAACTATTAAAGATGATATCATAGATTATATGAAGTTCAGTACTAAACATCAAGAAGCTATTAGAGAACATACTGAATAGGAGCTCGATGAAGAAGGAAGTATCATTACTCCTGAACAGCATATAATAACTGATTATAGAGAAGATACGTTTAGATTCCCAGTACCTAGAGCAGATAAGAATGAAGACGAGTTATCACTACCTGCTAGACTGAGAGGTAAGTATATGATTTGTGATTATGAGTTAGATTCTGATATAGATCATACTTTTGAAATACCGTAGATTACAACAACATATAGAAATTCATTAATTTAATATGAAAAGTAAAAAGAAAACAAAAGTACCAGCATATGCATTTGGAACTCAATTTAAAGAAATTGGGAATAATATGCTTGAAAATGCTCCTGATGTACTAAATACTTTAATAACACCATTTTAGAAATCTAATGCTACTACAGGAGGACAAGCTGTTGCACAGTCTATAGGTGATATAACTAGTGGTGCAGCTACTGGTTTTAAGGTTGCTGGTCCAGTCGGTGCTGCGGTAGGTGCAGGTGTAGGTTTAATAGGTAGATCTGGTGAAGAGGCTAGAATGACTTCTTTTACTGATTATGATGAAGGTAGTCTTGGTAGTGGTCTAATTGGAGCATTTAGTAATAGAAAACTTCGTAGGAAAAGAGCAGCAATTAAGAAGAATGCATATAGTAATAGAGCTGCTGTACAAGGTACTAATTACCTACAAAGTGAAGCATATGATGATATGATAGGGATGAATACAGATACTATGGCCAATGGAGGAATGTCTTCCTCTTTAGCTTACGTAGATGATGGTGAATTAATATAGACTCCAGACGGAAGTATAAGTAAAGTACCAGAGAATAATAAACCTACTGACAGTAATTTAGTTAGTTTACCTGAAGGCAGTAGAGTATTAAGTGATAAGCTTAAAGTACCTGGTAGAAAAGAAACATTTGCACAACTTGGTGAGAAAATGATGGCAAAAAAGAAAAGTAAGTATAATGACAGATTTGCAGAGAATTCAGCAAAACTAAATGAAATGAACAATAATATGATTCATGATCAGTTGTTTGCTATGTAGGAATCTGTTAAACAAAGTAAAGGTATTAAACCTAAGACTAAGTAGATACAAGCAGCTGCTTTAGGTGATGAGATTAAACCTGGTTTAGGAGATAGAATAGTAGATGCTATCTATAATCCTAATCGTAAATGGGGTGCTGGAGTGCAGTGGGGAACTGGTAATAATCAATGGTATCATGTACCAGTTAATCCTAATAATACACAACCACGTAGACGTAAAGCAACTTCTACTTCTACAAATACGGGATTAATTGATGAAGGTAAGCCAGAGTTACCATTTACTTGGTACGGTACGGTTAACCCGTTAAAACCAAAACATCCAGAACTATTAACTGCTACTAATGATGAAATGGCAGGCTTAGGAGATGCTCTTACTTCTCAAGCAGATAAGGTTACCACTTTACCTAAAAGTAATGCTTATAACAAACCTGAGCCTGAAAATAATAAATTTGATTGGGGTTCTGCTTTGTCAGGTATGGCTTCTTTAGCTCCTATTATGTCTAATCTATTTACTGGTAGACCTGAAACAGTTGATGCAGTATATAATCCATATGCTACTAGCATTACTAATACTATGCGTAGACGTAGATATGATATTAATCCTGCCATTGAGGACTTAAATCGTAATAGAGCTACTAGTAATTATAATGCTAGCCAAATTAATACTAATACAGGAGCTAATTTAGCTTATAGATTACAATCAGCTGTTAATACTGATAGAGCTATAGCTAGTTTAAGATCTCAAGAAAGTAATGTTAATAACCAATACTTAAGTGATTATGCCAATACTATGAATAGTTTAGGACAGCAATGGGTTAATGCTACAAATATGGCTAACGAGGCTAATGCTCAAAACAGAGCTACCACTAGAAACATACGTAGAGCTGGTTTAAGTCAGTTAAGTCAATGGGCTCAGAATAGAGAATTGATGCGTAATCAGGAGTCTAGAGATAATGCATTATTAGCCATGTATGCTCCATTTTTACAATCTGGTTATACATCAGATACTATTAAACAATTTAACAAATGGTTAAGAAAAGGAGGTAACAATGTAGGCTAATAGATATGATAGAGCGGCAGAAGCCCCTATATTGAACACATATGTACCTATCAACTTTGGTGAACTATACAGGATAGGAGCCGCACAGAAATAGGCTGTAGATGAGGCTGCACAACAATTTAACGCTCAATTGCAAAAATTTGGAGAGTTTAGATCGCCATCAGCGATAGATACTTAGAATTACTATAATCTAACTATTAATCGTTAGGACGTACAAGATGCTATAAATCAAATAGTATCTAATCCTGATGCATTAAAAGATGCAGGTTTTCGTGCTAATTTACAGTCGATTATTAGTAATACAGATTATGGATCATTGAGTTTGCTTAAAGAAAGTGCTGATAATCTTAGAGCTGGACTTGAAATGAGAGCTAAAATGGAAGCAGAGGGTAGATATAAACGAAGCTGGGATTCTGCGAATATACCTAATTATGATACTTTAGGAAGTAAGAGAGTATTTGATCAAATTACTCCTTTACGCTATATGACAGCTGATGAATTAGCTAATCCTTACTTTAGCAATCTCAAACCCAGTTCAATAGGGTCTGTATGGAAAGATGGAGTCAAATACAATAGAGTAGGCATTACTTATGATACATTGTATGATATTGCAGATGCTAAGTTTAATGATTTAATTAGTACGCCTTAGGGTCAACAGTATTATAGAGAAGCATTAGATGCTTCTGGAGGGGATGCTGAATTAGCTAGACAGAGATTCGTAGGGATGATAGCTGACTCACAGAGAGATAGAATTGTGAATCAAGATACTGTAGATCCATATTGGTTAGCTATGGCTAAACAAAGTAATAGGGGTAGTAATGAAGAAGTAATAAGACCTAACCCTACTAGATTAGATTTTTTAAATGATAGTATTACTAGAAATACTATGTCTGGTATAGGTAATAAGTTTAATAGTTATAGAGATTATATATCTAGTTTGATCACTAAGTATCCTAATAGTAAAATTGCGGATGATGCTCGCAAAGGTCTGCGCAATATAGACAGAATGCAGAATGAATATGGATCTATGGTATAGGCAGCTAATGAGTACAGTGCTAGATATAGACAAACTGGTAATGATGAAGATTATGTAATAGCAGTAGCTGCTAGCAACAGAGCTCAGCAGTTATAGAGTTAGATGGTTGGTTTAGCTAGCAAACATGTAGTAAGAGATGAATTTTAGAGAGTAGCTGGTTTTTCTCCATTAACTAGTCAAGATAGTAAAGAGTTTAATACTAAATCTTATTTAAAAGGAGTAAATTCTGCACTTAACAAAGTAAGTGCTCCTGTTGGTCTACTAGACAAAGACGACTTATTAACGGGTGTTGGAGCATTATCTACAGAAATACAAGACAGTGATGGTATTAAACATTAGGGATATCAATTTAACACTACAGAAGGATTCTTATTACCTGAAACGGTATTTAGTATGATTGCTGGTAATGAAGGACCTGGTAGAAGAGCTCGTAGAGATGCTGGTATAGGAAGAGACACTAGTTTTCCATTTAGAGAGTTAGTAGAAAGTGGTCAATTAAGTGGAGTTCAATTTATACCAAATAATAAAGTAGTAAAGACAGGGCCTGGAAGTATGGCTTTATCCGGCAAACTTAGAATACCTAAAGAAAGAATTGAAGAATCGCTAGGAACTGGTATGTGGACACATAACCCTGTATGGTTTAATGAAATGGCTTCTAGTTACTCTATGCCATTTGGTAGACAGACTACTAAAGGCGCTCTTAAGCAACAATTTGGAGCTTCTAAAGTAACTGAAGTAGTAGGACAAGATGGCGTTGAATATTATGAAGTAGATGCTTATAGAACATTACCTAACTCATATACATCATCAGAGTATTGGCAAAGAGTAAATCAAAGATGGCAAGGCGGATCTTCTAGTGGTATTGGAGGGTCTTCTCAAGCTAAAGATGAATACCAGACATCAGCACAACAATTATTAGGCAGATAAATATGGCAAAGAAAAAGAAAGTATATGATACATCATTAATAGATGGTATTAGACAAAGAACAGCAATGTATGATGCTATGATAGCTCCTCAGATTAATACTGAGGAGTATATGCATCGTATGGCTAATCCAGATGCTAATTACGAAGAAGCACCTGATAATTATGGCTTTACAGATTGGGCTTCTAACGCGTTCTATGATTGGAATTTAACGAAAGCACAAACTGAAAGAGACGCTAAGTTAGGAGAGTATGTAATGGCTGATTAGGATTATAATACCTTAATCAGCCTAAAAGATTATATAAACTCTAGTAAAGCAGTAATAGAATTATCTAGATAGTTAAGTTAGGATCCTACTAATGAATAGATAAAACAATAGCTGTAGGAAGCATCATTGGTGCAAGTTAATAATAAATCTGCATATGATACTGCTATATCTGGTAAATTCAATAACAATTATCTTAATAGTTATATTACAGGTAGTCTTAAACAAGGTAATCTAGATAACGCATTAATAGAAATAGACAAAGAAATCAACCCTATTACTCGACCTGACGGTAGTATGGAAGATGATAACATCTATAACAAGAGGATAGTTTCCCTTAGAGATGCTGAAATACAATCTGACAAAGTTAAGAGATTTGATGAAAAGTTAACCTCAGAATATTATAGAAAGAACAAAGAAAAGCCTGGTATGGATTATTCTGACATAGACACTTGGTTATTCAAATTACCGGGTTTAGCAGGATCTAGTGCTGCTTCTGTCGGTTCTTCTTTGTTAGGTACTATATCTGCTTATTATGCTGCCAGTGCTGGTAATCCATTAGTGGCAGGAGCTGCTGCGTTAATATCTATAGGATCTAATTTATACAGTAGAGATCAAGAGTCTAAAGCTGAAGTATTCTAGAACTACAAGCAGTCAGTAAAGAATACAGCTAAGAAATTAGGTGTAGACGAAAGTGTATTAGCTGATGCTAAGATTAAGATGGCTCAATAGGGTTATAGCGCAGATCAAATTAATGATGATGAGTATGTATATGACCGTATACTTTCTGGAGATATCAAAATAAATAATAGAAAGTTTAATAAAGCTATGCTAGATAATAGAGAAGGTCTAAGATCTCTATATATAGATAACATGGCTTTATCGATTAGTGATATAGCTCAACAAGCAATAGAAGTAGTACCTATAGGTTCTATGGCTAAAAAAGTAAAAGGTTTAAAGACTTTAGCTGATAAAGGTACTAAACTAAAGAAGGGATTGCAAGAACAATTATCTAATAGAATAGACGATATAACTTCTTTTGGCTTAGATAATGTAGGTAGATTACCTATGAGAACTAAACGTAGAGCCATTACTGATTTAGGTGGTCGTATATTAGTATCTGGAATACTAGAAGGAGCTGAAGAAGGAGTTCAATATATCAAGGGATAGAGATATATAGATAATAATTTTGATGCTAATCCAAATCTAGTAAAAAGTTTTATACGTAATATTGGTACTGGAGCTCGTGCTATATTTGCAGCTATTACTCCGTGGGATCCTGTATATTCAAATGATCAGGAGTTTATGGAGAACTTTAAAGGAGGAGCTCTACTAGGAGGCTTAATGACTAGTGTGTATGGTGCTCCTTCTGCAGTAATGCAAGTAAATAGTCAATTACCTACGGATCAATTTGTATCTGCTTTATACGCAGAACAGATGGATGCTAAAGATAGAGTTAGAAAGAATACTATGTATAGTAGCTTCATTAGAACTGGTAAGTATGATAATCTTATGAATTCTTTCGATGAAGCTGAAAATATAGTATCTAGAACAGAAGGTCTAGACATATAGGATGTACAGAATGAAAGAAAAAGAGCTGAACTTATAAGAAATATGTACACTTCTCCTGTTACTATGAGCCAAGCAGTGAAAGCAGGTATAGATCCCAGAACAGAAGAATATGATGTATTTGTAGCATTAAAAGAACACCACGAAGCTCTACTTACTGAAGCTAGTAACAACAGAGCTAATATAACATCAGAAGTAGATCAGTTGATGTATAGTCCTGAGATGTCATAGTATATATCTTCTATTAAACCAGATGTAACTCCTGATCAAGAAGTAGCTATTCGTAATCTGATTAGATTGAAATCTTAGACTGAATTATATGATCAACTCATAACTGACTTTACTAATAACGGTAATAAACTATCAGAACTAGAAAAAAATACTGGTATACGTACCTCTAAGTCTGATGTTATTAAATTTAAGCATTTATTAAATAAAGATAAACAATAGATAGATGCTGTTTATCAATAGTTGCGTAAAGAAGCAGAAGATTTAGGTATTACAGAGGAACAATTAAATGTTCCTAACCTTCATCAGACTCTTAAGGACTTACAAGAAAAAGAAATTATAGCAAATCTTGATTTTGAAAGAGCTAAAGCTGAGAGAGATGCTATGAATAGTCCTAAAGGAGCTATAGCAAAAATCAATAAGTGGCTAGATGTGGAAGATCAGGAAGATACTTTTGTATAGGAGTTGGATGATTTATACTCTGGAAAGAAGCAAGAGGATGAAGTAATAGATAGTGAAGAAATAACTCCAGAACCTGTAGAGGTTACAACAACACCTGAAGTTACCAATCCTGAACCTACCATTGCTGCAGAAAGTAAAGCGTAGGATACTGCTGAAGATGTAGCAACTGAACCAGAAGATATAACAGAGGCAAGATAGAACGCTAGTGCAATACGTAATAAATACTTTGAACAAGAAAGGAACTCTAAAGGAGATGTTGTTCTTGTACCTAGTGCTAAATACAAAGCTGGTAAATCGTATGCTAATGCAGGTCAAGCTATGAAAGATATTTATTCTTACCTATATCCAAATAGGTAGAATTATCAGGAGTATAGCGCATCTAAGTTTATGGAGAATTCTGAAGACGGATTAAAGAATCTATGGGAAGATATGAGAGATACTAGAATGTAGTTAGAAGAAGAGCTGTATACTAATGGTAATTCTAGTAAAGCTAATAGACTAGCAGATACTCTTAACTCTCAAGTTGAATTGTCAAAGTTTATTATTTAGAGTCACAGTAAAATAGCGCAACGTATAAAAGATTAGGCTCCTGCTAGACTTGAAGAAATGAAGCAAGCTAGATAGGAGGAGCAATAGGCTGCAGAAAAGTTAGAGGAAATAAAATCAGAAGAAAGATAGAAAGTAGTAAAGCAGAATGACGATACTCCTACTAAGAGTGCAGATGCTATTCCAGAAGTACCTGCTACACCTACACAAGAACAGCCAACTCAAGCAGAATTACCAACATTAGCTAGTATAATGGGTGATTGGCTAGGAGCAGAAGCAGCTAGTAGTTTGCAACAGTCACAGCAGCCTCAGCAGGAATAGATACCAGTAGAATAGCCCACTACTGTAAATACATAGGAATTAACATATGATAAAGATGAAGACCCATATTCTCATGAAATTAATTACAGATTAAGTGAAGGTTCTAGAGATGCTAATGGTAATTACATTAGAATATCTAAGAGATATCAAGGAATGGAAGACTATCTTAACGATGATGATTTATCATTAGTAAGTAGTAAACCTGACTTTATACCTGAAGTAATGAACAACGGGGTTCACTTTGAAGTGCACGATTATACTAATAAAGACGGAAAAGTAGAACCTGCTATTTATGCTATATTTGATTACAAAGGTAAAAAATACGCCGGAGCTATTAAAACCGTTGAAGGTGGTCTTAGAGGTAGATATAGCCCGTTTAATAGGCTACCGTTTGAAAAATAGACTAAGATTGTAGATAATCTGGTCAGATTGAGAAATAAGATTATAGAACTGTATGAACAAACTAAAAAGAATCCAAACCTTGAGGTAGTTCCTACAGCTCTTAGAGCTACTACTGGAAGATTTAGAAATGAAAAAAATCCAGATAACGGTCCTAAGAATAGAAGCTTACTAGATTCAGCATGGTTAACTATAAAAGATCCATTTGAAATAACCCCAGATAATACACAAATAGGTATAACTACTGGTCCTATAAACAATGAAGTAATAAGATTAAGAAACACTATATTATCTGTAAAAGGTGGTAGTCTTGGTCAACCCATGTGGGTATTAAAAGTTCCTAGATTAGATGGAGAATACGATACTAAGTTAGTTAAATTGAACTATTAGACATTTGCAGATAAACCTCAAATAGCGGATCTGATATTAGATTTAGTTACTAGTAACGATCAATTCTATACCGACGCTAAAGGAGTTAAGACTAATCTTAGACCCATTGACATATTAGACTTTATAGTAAACTTTGGTCCTCATACAGCTGTAAATCCTAATGATACTAGATTTACTCCTCAATAGATTCAAGCCAAACAAAGAAAACAATTTTTTGTAGATGATAATGGTAACTTAGTAATAGGTAATACTAGCTATAGTATAAGTGACTTAGTTAGTCAACCAGATATTAGACAACAAGCTAAAAATTATATAATGTCTAATTTCCATTGGAACATAGATGAGCAGGCTCTTAATACTTATTATTTAGGAGGTGATTTGCAATCACAAGTAACAGATCCTAGATTTAAGTCAGTTGCTGCATTCTTAAAGAATAGTAATGTAGATAAGCTTACTATTATTCCTGGATTAATAGAATTAGACCAGAGTGAATTTGGTATAATTGCAGGAAGTAATGGTCGTAAGACTATTGATAGTAAACATCCTAATGGTATGAGTACTCTAGGGTGGTATATCAAATAGGGTATATTACTCACTGATATAGCTGATGAGTTGTGGGATTCTAATATATATGTTGATGATGTAATGTTGGCAGATAAAACTGCCGAAAAGATATAGTAGTAGGCTCAACAAAAGGTAGAGAAAGAATACGAAGATCCTATTAAGACTAAAGTATTTACTTTACCAGATGAAAGTGGTAAATAGACTTCTGTGAATATGGCAGATATATTTGCTATATTAGATGGAAAGAAACGAGGTCCTAATATGGAGGTAGAGGTATAGGAGGACAATACTCTGTGGATAAATGAAAAAATGGATCTAGAACAAGCCAAAGAATGGCTAAGTTCTACTTTTGGAACATCTCCTCAGATTATTCCTACTATAATAGATGTTACAGAAGCTGGTACAGCTGTAGTAGGTAGAGTAATAGAAGATTCTGTATTAATTAGTAATTTTGCTCCTGTAGGTACAGAATATCATGAGGCATGGCATAGAGTTTCTTTACTCTTGATAGATAATAAAAGAAGAGAAAGAATCTATAATAGGATGAGAAAAAAGAATCCTGAGATGACAGACTCTCAAATAGAAGAAGCTTTAGCAGATCAATTTAGGAATTTCATGTTAAATGAAGCTGGAAGCTATGCTTTTGATACTAAGAATTGGTTTAAGAGAATATTAGAGTTTATTAAGTTATGGGTTAGAACTGGTCAATATGCTTTAGCTAAATTATATTCTGATATTAATAGAGGTAAATTCTATGGTGTTAAACCTAACAAAGAAAATGTAGATAGATTTAGACAAATATATGGCGCATCTGGTCCTAATTTAGAAGTAGCTGGTTACGAATTAAAAACTATTACTCAGTATAATCAATTTGATAATATAATCAAATCTCTTACGTATGCATTTTTTGCTGTCAATGGTTCTAATATTGTACCTAATATAGAATATTCGGCATTGGCTGAAGATAACTATCAATTTGAAAGATTAAAACTTATAATAGAAGCATAGGCCAGAACTTATCCTTCTCCTGTAATGGATGAGATTCTTGAGAAATATGAGACTGTATTTATGCCGACTATAGCTACTAGATTAAAACAACTAGGTATTAGAGCTATAGATCGTAATGAGGATGAAACTATAAGTGATATAGAAGAGGGAGCAGAAAGAGTTAATATAGGGCAGCATACAGTAGAAGGCATGAATATATCTATTAAGGACAATGCTCCTGCAGAGGTTAAGTTCTTCTTCCAAACTATACCTCTATATGAGATTAGCCCTGATGGTTCTATGTCCATGAAGATAGATCCTATTACTCATTTTGCTAATTTTGTTGATGCTAAGACTGCATGGGATAATATACTTAAAGATTTGTCCGGGTGTCGCACTATAGCTAATATAGTTGATAAAGTAGCTACTTACGCTCAAAATGGTAGTGCTTTTCATTCTGCTTTATTATTTAAATTAAATAGACTTATTAAAGATTCTAATCAAAAGGAAGATTTAGTTAAGGCTGCTGATGCTGAAGCAATGCTTACTAAGATAGAAACTGTAGTAACTTGTGACATAAATAATTATGTCACAGCTAAAGTAAGTAAAGATCCAGAAACAGGATTCATTAAACATGAACTTACTGATAATACAGTTGATGTTAAAGCTGCTACTTATCCTAAAGTATGGTCTCAAGCATTATTTACTAATGCTGGATTGTTTAAATACGATAAAGAAGGTAAAGTGATAGCAGAAGAAGGGTCTAAAAAGGCTTTAGATACTGTAATTAAGAACTTCAATAGTGTTATTACCGCATTTAGAAATAATAAAGGTATACTTAAGATAGGAGATAGAAATATTGATTTACATGAAACATCTAACTAGAAAATGCTTAAGAAGTATTTAGTTAACATGTTTAATGTAATAGGTATTGGCATTGATGTACCTACTATAGATAAAATGTTATTATCCGGTAGATACGGTAATCCTAAGTCAGATGCATTTACTCTTATTAGTGAGTTCTCTAGTTCAACTGTTAATTTCGGTGGTATTCCAAAAATAGTAAGTGTGCTTGAGGCAATTAAAAATGCTATAAATAGCGATAGTACCATTAAAGAAATTAAAGTGAATGAAGTAACTGTTGATCCTACATAGGTATGGAATAATATAGGTTACGTTAAAGAGTTAGCTAATTATTATGCATTTACACATGCTACAGATAATAGTTTGAGTAGCTATGGTCCTGATGGTAATTCTTATTATATGGTATCATAGAACAATTTTGCCAAGGATAGACTTAATGAAATAGTATCAGATCCTACTGTATTCTAGGAATTAGAATCTGTAGTTTATAATGAGCATTCTATTATATTGCAAGCAGTTAGAGGAGGTAATAGAAATCTATCAATGGAAACCTTTATTAACTTTAAGGATACTACTACTGGAGATAAAGGTAGAGATTATCACGGTATTACTGATAGAGAAGACTATATAGCTAAAATGACAGCTGTATTTAATAATAGAATAATATTCCCTACAGTAGCAGATAAGAAAACATATCATTTCATTAAAGGAATAACATTACCACACGAACCTATTAGATTCAATAATAACAATGGTCAAACTTTTGTTCAGTATGGCGAACAAGCTATGGACTATCTATTAGGTTATTGTTACGATGAACTAAACCAAATAGAGTTGTGCTTAAGACAGATAGATGATGATCCTAATCATTATAATCCAGAAACTGGATTACATTATAATGATGATGGTACTATAAATAATGATTGGATCGAGCCATCTAGACGTATTAAAAACTTCCATACTCCTAATAAATATGATTATAAAGATAAAGATGGGGTTAAGCACACTGTAACTTTGGAAGGTAATGGAGCTAGATTCTTATTCTTAACCGGTATATATACCAATAAAGGTTTTGTTAACTTTAATGATCCCACCAAATCAGCTAAAGAATGTTTACAATTAGCTAAAGACTATTTCTTTAATACTTCTCCAGAAACACAAAAGGCTTTCTTAGCTGGAGTAATTAATCGTAGAGTAAAGAAAGAATTAGAATATGCTAGAGATCTTGGTTTAATTACTATGAATGATCAAGGTAATATATGGAGTATACGTAATGTATTACTTGATGATAATGTAGTAACAGAAAGATCAGCTAGATATTAGAGTGTGGATAGTGCTAATGCGGAAGCATATGCAGTATTCGATATGATATCTGACTATGTGATGAATAGTATAATATCTATTCAAGAAGTAGAAAAGCTATTTAGTGGTTCACCTGCGTATTACAAAGTAAAGTATGATAGAGAGGGTATAACGGACGTATCTATTGACAAAATCAAACGTTTATGTTCTTTGACATCAACTGGTTTGAATAATAGATTAGACTTCTTTAATGATCCAATGCGTGATGAATATGTAGTTACAGAGCTTAAAGATCACGAAATCATGGATAAACAATACCATGAGTATGAAGGTTTGTTCTATAGGGCAAATATAAAAGAAACTATATAGGAAATGTTAGGAGAAGAAGCTTGGAATGAGGTAAAAGATCTTAGCATACGTGATATAGAAAATATATACCCTGAAGAAACTAAAATTGCTAAACAAGCAGCTAAAGTAGCTGTAGCTGGTTATAAGAAAGGAGTTAATGTAGCTGACGCTGCTGTATATATAAGTCCTAATATGACTAGAGACCTACTTAGAATGCGTGGTGTATGGAATGCAGATATCAAACGAGCGTTTGAGGTATTAACTAATCCTGTTACTGCAGATAAATGGGAATCTGATCCTAAGTTATATGCAGAAGCTAATAAAGTCATATTAAATGCTATGAAGTATATAGCGTTTGGTACCAGATTTAGAAATGGATTAGGTATACCTTACTTCAATAAGATGGCTTTATTCCCGTTATTTAAATCTGTAGCTACTGGAGATATTAAAGCTTTATATGACAGAATGGTAGATCCTAATGATCCTATTGATATGGCTATGTTTGATTCTGCAGTTAAAGCTGGTTCAGAATCTCCTACTGCATACTATAGAAAGGCTAAAGATAGTGAAATAGAACTTAAAGATGGTCAGACTGTATTATCTGCTTCTATAGTAGACTGGGCAGAAAGCGGATAGGGTAATACTATTACTGATTTGAGTAAACTCGTAACATACAGGTAGAAGTTTAAATATATCAGACAGCAGTTAGAGACTAATCCACATACTCATCCGGAATAGATGGCTGGTACACAGTTCTTAAAAGTAAACTTATCTAATTTACGTAAGGATGATTTATATGGTCCAGACGGTTCTCAAGTAACAGGTAGAGAAATCAATGATACAGTAATGGGAGCATTGAATACTTTATCTAATATGGGTAGATAGGATATGGTAGATGAATTGTTTGTAGATGGTAATATAAATGTTACAGCATTAGGTAATATGTTAGAGCGTGACGCTAGAGAATCTGACGCTAATGATAATGTATTATCTGGTCTTAAAACTAAGAACAATGCATTTGTAATACCTTTATCTGCATTATCTGACAATAAATGGTTAGAAAGTAGATTTATATCTATGATTAATAAACTAGTTATTGATGTACATATGCCAGGTGGAGCTTTCATCCAAAGATCTGCATTTGGACTCGAAGCTACTAGCTAGAATGTTATTACAGAAGATATGATCAATGACGGAAAACCGTTACTTATGATAAATGAGAAGGACGGTTCTATGGATTCTGTAGTAAGTATTAACTTATTTAAACATATGATACCTAACTACAGTAAAATGACATTTAAACAAGCTAGAAAGTGGTTATTAGACCATAATATCATAGGATAGAATGCAGATGCTACCGGAATTGGTTATCGTATTCCTACACAGTCCATTGCATCAATATCTGCATTAAGATTCGTAGATGTATTCCCTGAAATTATGGGTGATACTATCATGCTACCTGAAGGATTTACTAAGCTTACTGGTTCTGACTTTGATATTGATAAACTATATGTAGCTAGATACTCTTTCAATAAGAATGGAGGTATTATAACTCACGGCGGTGCATTAACTAGAGAAGATGTGGCTAGCGCTTATAAGAATGACATTATTAAAATGTATATCAAAATTCTTCTTACTAAAGATAATTCAGCTATGTTAAAAGGTTCTATTGATGATGCTACTGATACGGTTAAGGGAATACTTAAAGATATTGAAGGTACTAGTTCATATCATCCAGAACCATTTGAAGTATATACTCCTAGATACCAAGAAGATAGAAAGGCAGAATATACTGGTGGTAAGGCTGGTATTGGCCCTTTTGCATTGAATAATGCTCATCATATTCTTACTCAGTTAGTAGGTATCAGAATGCAGAGTAATGAATTCACAGGAACTTTATAGATAGAAGATATAGGTCGAATATACGACTATCCTACAAAAGGTAATCCTAAAGGAGGTCGTATATTAGACTGGTTATCTGCTATGATTAATGCGTTCGTAGATATAGCTAAAGATCCTTATATCGTTAAGTTGAATGTTAATGCTTGGACATATAATATGGTGTCATTCTTATTACGTACAGGTAAAGGTGCTCAAACATTCTATTTTGTTAGACAACCTATCTTAGTAGAGATGGCTAATGAAGTACTTAAGACTAAAGGTAAATATGGTATTGATAGAACTAAGACTCCCTCTCAACTTGAGAAAGAAGCTATTGAAAAAGTATTAGATAAATACGACCCTACTAAAAAGTTACGTAAAAAGTATGAATACATAAATAGAAAGAACGAAACTAAAGCTTCAGAATATCAAGATTTATTTAGAACCTATATTAACGATGAAGGAGAAGTAACATCAAGAACAAGATAGTTATTAAAGATAAACCCAGAAGATTCTAAAAACTTTAATGAGGAACAAGTAAGAATATACTACGCTTGGTTAGCTCTTAAACCTTATGCAGATGATTTAGCTAATCTTGTTAAATTCTCAAAGATTGATACTAAGAAGACTGGTAAAACTTTTGCTGAGCAAGATATATATTATAAAGGTATGCTGGATATGGAAGAAAATAGTAAATTCGCTAAAGGTGAAGTTACTAGATTTTTCAACGAAACATTCATTCGCACAAAAACAGAAAATAGTATACCTTTAGGTTCATCTATATTCAGAAACTTATTACTACGTAATACTGATCAATTTGCTAATCAAAAACACATAGCTTTATCCTTAGTAGGTAGAGCTACCAATGCCGATTCTAAATTACTTAGTGCAGTAATAAATGGAATGGAAGCTTAGATAAAGAGTCAATTCTTTAATCAATATGTTAAGGATAACAATATAGATCTAAATACTATGTTCCAAGGACGTAATTCTATACCTAATAGACTGTATAGATTTAAGTAGGAAGTACTAAAGGGTAATCCTAGATTAAGTCACTTACTAAATAATGATGGTACTATAGCTAATGATTTCGTTAACTACTTAATACCTAATATTAATAAGGAAGGATTAGACTTTATTGATAGATCAGAATAGTTAAATGCAGATTAGGCGCAAGCAAATAATCTTATCAACTATTGGAGATAGTTATTAGATGATCCCGAACCTTCAGTTAAGAGATTGTTCAGAGATTTAGCCGTATACTCTTTCTACACATCTGGAGATAATACAGTAATGAATGCGTTCTTTCAGTACCTACCTAATAGCGAAAGGATTAATATAGGTTATACTCAATTCATTCAAGGTAAATTAGATCAGATGGTTAATAATGCAGATAAATCTTATAATGATATTGAAGATTTATTCTTAAATAATTGGCAAAATGATAAGCTAGTAAGACCTGTAGACATGTATGGTGGTAAATATCAAGCTCCATTAAGATCTGTAAGCCTTAATAAAGATGCAGTTATGCCAAATATTATATTTGGATAGAGAACTGATATGTAGGCTGCTGTTATTAAACCATTAAACTGGGTAACAGTAGATGATATAAAATATCCAATATTCCCTCCTTATGTTAAGATAAAAGACAGTTTAGGTTTTGAACCTGCTAATTGGCATGTATATAGATTAATAGGTTATATTGATAAACCAGAAAGAACATGGAAAGGTAAACTTACTGGTAGAATTTTATATACTCCTATATATGGTTTGATATCCAAAAAAGGATACAGCTATAAAGGCCATACTATCGTAGAATACGGTTTATCAACTCAATTTGAATTTAACAAAGAAAATGAATGGGACTATTTCGAGGCTTTAAATAATCTTGATGCATTATCTGATATGACTGATGAAGTAGAAAGAACATATTTTGAACAAGATAAGGCTTACATGCATCATATTGGAGAATTACCATCATATTCTGGTATGAATTATGCTATAGCTGAGCAGGATAGAATATTTGAGTACGAACAAGACGATACTGACGATAGTGTTGAAGGTGTTGTACTTGAAGAAGCCAATGAGAATGATACTGAAAACGGTGAAAACATAGATTATTATAAAACATATTCAGGAATGATTACAAAATTAGAACCTAATCAAGTATTTGTTTTTGGGTCTAATACGCAAGGTAGACATGGTAAAGGCGCAGCTCTAACGGCAAGATAGAAATTTGGTGCTGTATATGGATAGGCCGAAGGTCCTTAGGGGCAATCCTACGGTATTATAACTAAAGATTTAACCTCATCTATACAACCATCTAGAACTAAAGAGCAAATAGTAGAGCAAATAGAGAAGCTATATGCGTATGCTAGAAAAAATAACGATAAGGAATTTTTCATAGCTTATTCTGGAACTGGTACTAATCTAAATTATTACTCTAATGAATAGATGGCAGAAATGTTCGCAATTGCTCCAATTCCAGGCAATATTGTATTTGAAGAAGAATTCAGTAAATTAGTATTTTCCGCTGTAGATAAGGAAATAGATAAAATGTTTAATAACTTTAATAGCCAAGAACTTTCACTGCAACAGAGAGAACTTACTGGAGTAGATTTACTAGCGTTATATGATCAAGGAGAAAAAAGAATATTAGAGATATTAAATACTTTAGACGATTTAACTGCAGAAGAAAAGCAAACCTATTTAAATGAATTCGCACAGTAGATAGCAAGAGATAATGTTAATACTCAAGACAAACTTGAGGAAGCGTTAAGAAAATTCATTTGTAACTTATAATTCCAGATAAAAATATGTATAAATGTCCAAATAAAAATCTTCCAGAATGGAAGGAATTAGAAAGAGTTGTACCAGAAGTTGCATATACTGTCTGGGATTTGAATAATGGTTACGGTATAGATAAGGCTCCAAACGGTGAGCCTTCTATACTGTTTTAGGATTTATTAGATCATTTTGATGGCAATAGAGAAGCAGCTATAAAAGCTAAAGTAATGATATTTTCTACATCATATAAAACATGGTCAAACGGCAAAGATTTAGACGCTAACAAGGAGCCCATTATTTCAGATGTAATATCTTCCCCTAGCGTAACATATAATCCAGAAGACTTTACTCCAATACCTCAAGAGGATATGAGAGTAATTAATGAGGTAACTAAATTATATGAGAAGATACAGAAAGGTTTAAAGGATAGATTAAACTCTATCAAAAGATATACTGTTAAGAATCCTAAAGTATGGAATCAACTATAGACTACAATATAGCAACTAGCTAATTCCGAAACAGAGGAAGGTATATATCAATTCTTATAGCATATTGATGAATCTATAAACGATAATATTAAATTCTTAAGTAAACCTACAAAGAATATTAGTGCTAAACAGATTAGATAGTTATCTAATGACTATGTCGGATTCTATAAGCCTCTTATGGATGATATAATATATTTATTCGATACTACCGATATATTTAAAGATAAACCTGATTATGATACTATAAAAGAATTAGCTAATACATTATCGCAACAAATAGATAGCGTTAATAATAAGTTTATAAATGTACTTAAATCTAAGGGTTATAGTATGTTACAGCAGTATCTTACAGAACTAGGTATGCCGTAGAATATGATATAGGATACTATCAATTGGTTAGATGATCCTAAACATGATTCTAGTTTATTTATGGATTGGTTTGGTATGTCTAGTAATAGCAATAATGCTGTACAATAGATTATAGCTAAACTACTTAATGATACTAAAAATGCTACAGATAGAGAGACTATGAAGGTTGGCATTAAATTAGTTAAATTAGTAAATGCCGCTAAAGAAAAATATGGTAACGATGTACAGAAGTTATTATATGAAAAATTAGATGATGGCACCTATTCTGGTAATAGAGTAGCTCCATTAAATAATGGCCAATTAAAACGTGATTAGAGATAGTTCATGGATAAGTTGGCTGAAAAATTAGGTATTTCTAAAGATGATAATAATATGTATGTACTACCACAAGATGAAGACATACAAAAAAAATGGTTTGATGAACTAACTAAGTGGTATGCAGATAGAGCTCAAAGAAGATACAAAGCTGAATATTACATTCTTAGAAATAAGATGCTATCTATGAAGACTAGAGATGCTGAAAGAGAAATCCAGAGTACGATAGACAGTATTACCCAGTCTATGACAATTAATGGTGTATAGTATGAAAATTTACTTACAGAAGCAGAATATAAATAGTTAGAATCTCTACGTAAACAGAAAAGATTATTATCTAACATATTTAATATAGACGGTAGCGAAAAGACTGGAATAGATAGAATAATAGCAGACGAACTAATCTCCTTTCATGAAGAAGTGAATAAACATATTAAATATGATATAGACAAAGATAAGTACGAAAAGGATTTAGCTAAAGTAATAGAAAGATATAGAGGGGAGACCGCTGAAGTATAGTTATGGAAACAAAGAAATACTGTAACTAGGTATACTCAAGATTTCTATGATAGAATAGCTAATTTAGAGTCTGACCCTACTAATAAAGATCCAGAAAGCACCTATTAGAAATTACGTTAGAGAAGAAAACAATTACAAAATCTATATAAGGATCCTCATACTAATAAGATTGATATTAACTCATTAAGCGATGATGAGAAAAGAAGCTTATTATAGTTAGATCAAGATATAGCAAATGCATACACTGCTACTCAAAAAACAGAAGGAGCTGATAAATTCTCGAATTTCGCAGAAATAGTAAATACAGAGTAGTATTATCATGATATGGAGTAGGCTAGGAATGCAGGAGTTCAAGCATATAATGAATGGTTTAATAATAATCATTATGAAGACGTAAGAGGATTTATGCATCCAGCTTCATATTATACAGAACTTAGACCTCTACCTGAATTTGCTTAGTAGTATACAGAAACAGTACCATCTAGTAAATACTCTAAAATACTGGAATCTTCAGAGTGGTACAATCCTGAATTTGATGAGAACGGACCTGCTATTTAGCCTAACAAGAAATATTATAATAATAGCAAGGCTTATAACGAAGTAATGAATAAACCAGAAGTAAAGGAATTATATGATGAAATTACTAATATAATGAATGAAGCTATGAGTTTCATATCATTCCTCACTAATAGTAATGAAAATATGATGCCGCAAATAGAGGCTAGGTTTATGTAGGTACTGAATCGTAAAGATGGAATACTAAATAAGTTAAAATATGCTGTAGAAGATTTTGCTATAACAAAAGAAGATGATTTAGATTTCGTTAAAGAGTTTTCTACTATGCCTAATGGAGATCCTATTAAGGTAATTCCTACTAGATTTATTACTCCATTAGAAGATACAAATAGTATATCTACAGACGCTGTATCTGCTGTAGTACAGTTCTATAATATGGCTGCTAACTATAAAAATATGTCAGCTAAACAGGATGAAATAGAATTAATGCTTAATCTATTAAAATAGTTATCTATAAGAACCTCTAAGGAGTTAAAAGGTCCTGGATCTACTAATGTATATAAATAGTCACAACTGTTAGTAGATAGATTAATGTATGGTAGAAATAAAACTCCTATAGAAGGTAATATATTAGGTTATGATATTAACTTTGGTAAAGCTTTAGATATTGTTAGAGGATTCGTTACTAAAGTAAACTTGTCCGGTAACTTATGGTCTATAGGTACTTCTTTCTTTACTGATGCTACTTATACTACCTTAGAAGCTAAAATGGGTAGATATTTTGATTTAGAAGATTTAAACTTTGCTAAATCTGAATTTGCTAGAGAACTACCTAATATGATGTAGAATATAGGTAACCCTAATCCTAAAGGTAGATTACCTTATTTACTTATGCTTAATCAAGTAGTAAAGGATAATAAAGAATTATTTGATAGATTAGATTAGAGTCAAGTATTACGTTCTATCAATCAAAATTTCTGGTTTGCTGGATATACGTAGTCTGATTATACTGTTAAAAGTCATACTTTATTAAGTATCTATCATAATTATCGTTTGGTTGATAATGAAGGTTTTATGTCAAAGCAATAGTACATAGATAAATTCTACTCTAATGACAGAAAGAAAGGAGCAGTAGAATTTAAATAGCTTACTACTACTTTATATGACGCATATATAGAACTTCCAAATGGTGATGTAGTAGTAGATGATAAATATAAACCTTTAATCACAGATAAACTATTAAATGATGTACGTAATAGAATAGAAATCATAAGTAAACGAATAGATGGTACTATCAGAGAAGTAGATAAGGCTGCTGTACATGCTAACGCTATGGCATCATACTTAGTATTGCACCGTAATTTTATGATTTCTGCATTACACGATAGATTTAAGCCTAAACAATATAATTTAGATTTACAAACTATAGAAGAGGGTTATTATAGATCTACAGGTAGATTCTTGAAGAATGTTATAGCTAATAGACATTTTGCTATTAAATAGTTATTAGCTGATTATAATAATATGCAAGAGTATGAACAATATGCAGTCAGAAGGGTATTAAATGAACTAGTTCTTATAGCTGCATCTACTGCTGTAGCACTTACTATAGCTAGTATAGTTGATGGAGATGATGATTACGATACTTGGTTAACACAGTCAATAACATATTTAGCTATGCGTTCAGCATTTGAATTCCGTACTATGTATAATCCTTTTGAATTTATGGCTTTAATCAAATCTCCGACAGCAGCGTTCAATTGGTTCGATAATATTAGTAGTTTTATAAATTTAGTTAATCCTGCTTCGTATATTGGTGATAGAACTCCATTTACTATTATAGATAGAGGAGTATATAAAGGTATGCCTGTAATACTTAAAAATATTATTAAGGTAACTCCATTTAAGAGTATTATAGAAGCTCAAGATCCTAAATCAAAACGTAATTACCTGCAGAATCAATTAATGAACTTCTAAAGTTTCTATATCAATTCTCAATTAGTTTAAATACTCTAATAAAAAAACAAGCCTACTGACTATTAAATCAGTAGGCTTTTTAGTTATAAAGACTCACCAATATCTTCATAACTATAATAGTCTTCCTCTGGTAGTTCTGCTTCTATAGACTCACCAAATCTATACCAGCTATAGAACAACCTTTTTTCTAATTCTGGCACTTTTATATTTTGCCAAAATCTATTAATCTCTAGCATGGCATCTAAAGTAAAAGGTTTACCATTATTACGAAGACGTTTAATATCTTTACTATACTTAGGATTACTTAAACAGTAAACGGTATAGTGTTTTTTATTAATAGTTATATAATGTTTATTATAGTAAGAGTCTAGCTTGGATAACTTGCAATGTGTTTCAAGAGACTCAACTGTGTTAACACTACTATCATAAACAAGAAAGACCTTATCTTCTAAATAAGGTCTATTTTTATCAGATGTAAAAGCATTTATAAATCCACTCTCTACAGTTAAATCTCTCCATGTAATATTATCATCACATAATGGCACAATATAAATACTTACATCATTCAAGTTCTTCAGTACCATCTTCTTCGTAATATTTACGAGTATGATCCCAATTACCTGTCTGATAATGATATGATAATTCTGTTAAAGTTCTGATAATAAGGTCCTTACGACTATCTAACTCTAATTCATTAAACATATTAAATACTCTCACTTCATTATTACCATTCGTTTGAATAGCAATAATATATACTTCACAATCATAATCTGAAATGTCAATTCCTTGATCTTTCATATACCAACTAATTGCAAGCAAATAATAAGTTATCTGTCTATAATAATCAAACTCTTCTACAGAATGCTTAAAATTATAGACATCGCTAGTTGTTTTTAAGTCGATTAAAGTAATCTTCTTATTTATATGATCAAATATGCATCTATCAAGTAAAGACTTACAAGGTGCAATCCAATCATCAATAAGTAGCTCCCAATTAATATGAAACTCATTGTGAGATTCTACTCCAGGAGTATCTTCTAGTAATTCTTTCGCTTTCTTATGATTATCAATATTGTTCTTAATATTTTTAAGCATATTCAAATCAGCAAAAGATATTACTTTTTTGTTTTGTTTCTTTTGTAAATATTCAATGTAATCATTGAATTTCTTTACTAAATTTGTTGCTTCTAAGAGTTTATTTTGATCTATTTTAGTATTATTATAAGCACTATTATATGCTTCTAATAATATTGAATTTTCATCATCTAATGGTTTAATTAGTTTAAGATCTGTATAACGTTCGCAGAAGTCTTTTTGTTGCTTTACTTTAGGTACTTCATAGTCAAGAATTATATAATCGTTCCAAAATTCTTCTGGTTGAAGTATATATTCATGTATCATAGTACCTCTTTCAAGCTGAGGAAGTTTTAATCCTTCCTCTTTTCCATCTATCATATCACGATAGAAACGCGGCCCTTTCTTTAGGAACCAACCAATAGCTGAATTGGAAATACGTGTGTTATCAGAATAATATTCACAATCAATAATCATTCGTAATATCTCCATTTAAATCCACAACAATGGTTACGTTCTCCTTTGCAACACTTAATTATATTTGCTATATTAGTATTAAATTCTTTAGATGCATCTGTAATTGTATTCCATCTTTTAATTTCGTTCATGTCTAAATCATATTGAATTACTCTTCTAGTAATATTGTTATTGTTTCTTCGCAAATGAATATTTTTATAAGTATTATTATACTCATAATTACACCATTCCAAATTTAAAACATTATTGTTACTTTTATTTTCATCAATATGATTGACACAAGAATAATTATTAGGATTAGGAATAAAATTCTCAGCTACTAATCTATGAATTAATAGTGTCTTATTCTTACCTTTTTTCGCAAGAACTACATACTCATAACCAGCTGTTGTAGTAGTTGTTTTACGTATTTTTTCTTTAATTAAGAATTTTCTACCAGATTTACTATTTATATATCTAGTTAAAGATTTTACTTTACCTGTATTACTTATCTGGTATAAACCTTCATAACCTTTTATATCTTTCCAAATTTCCATTATAATATTATTTTATTATTATAACGTAATCTTCATAATAAGGTTTATTTTTCTTCTAAGTTAAAATCAATAGTTACTATTTTAGGTCTTTCTCTTTCAAGATAACTGTCAGTTAGTATACTACAGTTATATTGATTTAAATGACCATATGATATACCATCATGCCAATGTCCAAAGAAATGATGCTTATACTTACCGAAGCAGTAATGTTCAAGCTTTTCATTATAATTAGGATTTTCATGAGTAATAAGTATATCACAGTTTTGTATCTTTTCATATGGACATACATACTCATCATATTCATTCCGAATATCTTCAAATGCCCATGTTTGCCAATGTATAGGAGCTATCCAAGGAGTTCCATAAAAGGTTACTCCTTCATATTCATATAACTCATCAACAAGAAATACTACTTTATCATTAGTTAAAGTTGATATCTTAGTCTTAAAATCTTGCCAACTCAAATCCTTTACAATATCATTAATAAGATTTTCTATATAGATATCATGATTTCCTGGAACTACAATTACCTTTTTACACGGTAATTTGTCTACCCAATTGACAAAAGTAATAGACCAGAATTTATCTGATTCTTCGTTACTTCTCTGAGCAAGTAAATTTACTATATCACCTGCTATACATAATATATCACATTCTGGTATATTAATTAAATGACCATGTATATCACTTATTGCGCATATTCTCATGGTATAAAGTTTTAGTTAGTTTATATATAATTATACTATAAAATAGTATCATTTTTTCAGTTTTTTTATTAACTCATCTACTTCTTTTTGATTGTGAACTATATAGAAATTAACTTTTATACTATTATTATATAAGTAATATCTAAATAGTTTCTCTCTTAAAGGCCAAGCTTCATTAGGATATCCTTTGCATTCAATAACAAAGTTATCTCCTACAAAGTCAGGTAGATAAGTCATTGCTCTATACTTTTTATTATCAAAAGTAAAAGCTGGAAGTAGCTCATATCTATGCATTTCATAATCTGCCTTAATATTAGCTTCTTTCAGCTTCTTATATGTATAGGTTTCAAGTTTACTACGAAATCTAATCCCATTATATTCATTAGGAGTTGCATTCCGTACTTTACTATTTAGCTATCTTTTTCTTCTCATTAATTTTCACTTTTACGGTACTTATATTATTAAACATAATATACTCATCTTTATTATATGCTTTTATGGTACTTTCTAATGTTACATTCTTATTATTATATAAGCTAATTACTCCAAATTTGAGTAATTTCCAAAATGTTACTGCTTTAGCTTTATTAACATTAGATCGTAACCAACTTATAATATAATCTAATAAAAAGATAGGTATACTATATATTACTAATAACCAAACTAATGGGATAGATAATATAAAACCAACACTTTTAATGAATTTCTTCATATAACCAATTTTTAGTAGTTTCAAATCCATTAAGTTTAATTGCATCAGATATATCTTTTGCCTTAAACTTTTTATGGACTAACATTCCTTCTAAGCCTGTTTTAAGGCTCATTTTACGAAGATATTTAACTCCAGCTGTATCTCTATCAAATAATATAATTATACGTTTAAAACGCTTCTTAAGCTGGTTTAGAGCCTTATCTGGGATAAATGTAGACTCTGATGATGGGCTTATTGCTGGAATACCCATCTCGTATAAACACATGACGTCTTTCATACTCTTTGTAATAATGAGTATATCTCCAGTTTTAGGTAACTGTTTAAACCCCTGAATGTCGTTCTCAGTCAGGTTATTACGCCACTTTGTATATTTATCTGCTAAAGGTCTATATATTTTAAAATTATTATAAACCTTATAAGCATACATAGGATTATTATCCTTGTAAATACCCTTTACAACCCCGTTACATAAATAATATTTTATACTACTCACTCCAAATTTCTTTAGAGTAGTAGTAGAAATATTAAACTGAGACCAGTAATTGATATCTGTTAGAGTAAAGTCTTGCCTTACAATACCAATTACTGTCTCGGTTGACGGTATATATTGCTTAGAGCTAACGAGTTTCGTATCATTAGTAATTTTAAGTTTATTAACTATATCATTGAGTATATCTGAATAGTTAGTTAGTCCTGTAAAAAGTGATACAAACTTAATTACATTACCACATTCTCCAGTACCATGATCTTTAAACATTAACTGTTTAGTTTTTTTACTATAATAACATCCAAAAGAGGGAGTTTTATCCTTTCTTAATGGTGAATTATATATCATACCTACTTTAAAATTACCAATGTACGCTGCATATATATCATACTCTGTTACTTTAGATAATATCCAATCTAAAGTAATACTTACATTATCTTTTATTTTCGTTGTATCGTAAACCATATGATATATTTTTAGTGATAGCTAAGGAATCGAACCTTAATTAACCATTACTATCATGAAAACGTGAGTGCATGCTATTTCTATTCTATGAATTTTGATGCCTCCGTCACACCTTACATTCGGCGTATAGTGGCATGCTACTCACGTATCGCTATATTATGCCTAGCGTAGGCGGCTTATAGGATTATCTACAAAATTAGAAAGGTAAATTATCACTAGGCTGATCACTTACAGTAGTAGTAAGAGGATTAACCTCCTTATCTTCTTTATCTGCAATAATCAGTTTAGTAAACTGATCAATACCTGTAATTTCTCTAATCATGCTTTCATTCTTACCCTCTTCGTAGAAACCCATAGGAATATTCATAGGTTCAATAGAGGCAAACTTAACATAACTAGGGAGTGTAGTATAACCTTTATCATTATAAACTATCTTTACTTTAAGTAAAATATCTTTATTAGCACTATTAAGCATTGTTACTACCCAATTGGCAAATTCTTTATAAGAACTACCACTGAATGCTAATACATTCTTAGGATAGAAACACTTAAGTATACGCATAATACGAGTTACCTGGTTAGTAGCTTTACTCTGATTCTGTTCTTCAGTATCACCTTCACGAACAGCTGGTTCCCATTCTGTATGAACAAGACTTTTACCATCTTTTTCAAAAGTAAATTCAATAAACTTCTTCCCTGTAGGAGACTCTGCAAATTTTGCGGATACAAACTTAACGTTGTCATGAATACCTGCTTCCAAGTATTTAGTGTTATTACTATTATCTGACAACTTTACTTCATTTGCTAATTCTGTACTAAATATCATAATATCTTATTTTTAATTATTCAGGTAAATAAACTTTATTCCAATAAGCAGTAATGTTATTATTTTCATCACTCTCTGCTATTACTATATTCTTTCCTCTTAAATGAGGTGCTCTAGCTTCAATAACAGAATTATCTCCGCCTTCAAATGAGATATGTGTCTCATTTTTCTTTCTATATACATAACCGACAGCATCTGCTTCGCCACATATAATGTTTGCTAATGCACCTACCAAATCAAGAGACATTTCTGCCATTTCTTCACCATTCTTATTAATCAACTTATCTTTAGTATGACCAATAAGTATAAAGTTATCACATAATCCACGGAACATGTCAATAACTTTTCTTACAGCTTGTCTTATATACAAATAACCAGACCCACTAGGTAATGTTCTTAAATCTGTACCTTCATACTTTTTACCCATTGGAGTAGCTTTATAAAGCTGTATAGCGAAGCTCATACACATCTCTTCTAGACGTGTAGCATTATCTATAGTAATATATTTATAAGGATATTTACCAGTTTCCTTTTTAACCTCTCTTATTGCATTAGCTATATCACCTAAATCTTTTACAGATCTAGCTTGAACAGCTAATGCCTCTAAGAACTCTGAACCACCTTCTAAATCAATAATTAGGTTGTTATCCAGTGCTGCTACTAAAGTAGTTTTTCCAGCTTTTGGTTTACCGAATAAAATCAAAAATCTAGGATTTTCTACTTTAGCTTTTACTTTTTCTTTTGGTAATACAATCATAAAAGCTTTTATTTTTTGTATTCCTCTGATAAAGCTCTGATAATCTCTGATAAAATGGAATAAGATATTTTAATTAAAACAAACCACGTTTCTTAATATTAATCGTGATATCAATAATAGTTTTCTTTGTCTTCGGTTTTAAATAGTTCAAAGAACCAAATGCAATAGGAATTACTTCATAACCAATCTGTACGAAGTTATCAAAGATTTTAACCGGAGTACCAAACTCATCTTTAAAGTCATAGTCAACATCAAACGGACAATGTTCCTTTGCATAAATATCAAGTGCATTAATAGCCTTGAAGAATTCTGTTTCTAAATCGAAATTAATTACATTATCTCCCCAACACTTAAACGGACAATTAGCACATTCCTTCGGCAACCATCCAATATTATGAGTCTTACTCAAACCTAAAGTAATAATATCACCTGCACCAGCATATTCGATGCCATAACTGCAGGAAGGATAATCACTCTTACTTTCTACAGTCATCCAAGGATAAGCGTTAATTACTCGGTCCATTAAAGACTCCTTATATGTTTTTGCACTCTTAGTATTTTTCGGTAATGTAAATGTATATGATTTCATAATTTTCAGCCTTTTTAATTGTTATTACTAAACGAAATCTTCTTTACTGGTTCTTCTTCTCGTATAGTCTCAATTAAATTATTGTATTTAAGGTCATTATCAAACTCAAGTATAGAACATTCACCTGCATCTCTATTCTTTAGAATATGCAAATAAACTTTATCTCTTACTGGTAGACGATTTGGTCCATAACTTTGTATATTGAGTAATTCTGGCCTATGAATACATATAACATAATCTGATGCATGAAAAATAGTATCAGCAGAAGATATATCGCTACGCATTGGATAATGCATAGATGGATTGTTAATTCTTTCAGGATTTTCGATATTACGATTCATCTGTGATAACTGTATTATTGTAGTATCAGGAAACTTCTTTACTCTAATAAACAGTTTCTGTAAATCGGAAATTACTTGTAGTGCACTTTCACGATTTTGCCCTTCAACAAGTAAAGTATGATCAAGTATAATCACAAATTTCTTGCCTTTAGCTTTATTTTCGTAAAAGTAATCAATGGTAGATGCTATATCTGCAACAGTACCCGGTGTATCTACATAATATATCGGATATGATTTTATCTGTTGAGAGGTTTGTTCTACTTCTTCTAATAATGAATTATCTAATTCACTAGTAGAACTATATAGCTGAGCAGTAGTTTGCCTTAACTTACTACTTAATTTTCTACCTACTTGTCTTGAACTTAACATTTCAAACGAAAAATTAAGTACTACTACATCCTGATTAGAATTTAAGTCTATTAAATCACTTTCAAGCGTATTTACAAATGAACTTTTACCACTACCAGATATACCTACAATTGTATATATAGTATTAGGTTCAATACCTCCCATACAGGATTTATTAAACTTATCCCATCTAGTACGTAAAGAAACAATCTCATGATTTTTTCTCTTACGAATATACTCTACTGCTTCATTAGTAGCAGAAGATATATGTCTAAATGTTAGTGTTTTAGTAGATATCTGTTCCATAATTATAATAATCTTGGTTAGGAGTTTCTACTTTCATTTGTTCCTCAATAGTTTCCCACTCATGTTGAGTGAGCCATTTCCACATAGTTTTCATATAACCTATTTTACCTGTACGCATACGCTCATCTATTTCGTATTTTAAACAATTCATGATATGTTCATGTATTGCTTTAGATTTGCCTACAATGTGGTTATATTCCTTCCTACATTTGTTCACGTTAGCTCTGAGAAATCCTTTAGTTCCATCAGGTCTCATAACATAAACTGGAAATTGGTCATAAAACATATCAAACATAGCTTTATCTTCTTTAAGAAGTTCTTCTAGTTTCTCTGTTTTACTTATGACTTGAGTATCTCTATCATACTGGATAGAGATTAAACCTTGAGTCTCTAACTCTTGTATTTCTTCTTCATTAACTAGGCTGAGAAGTCTCTGAATGTCTTGATTGATTGTTTTGATATCATTCAATACAAGGGTTAGGAATACTAATTGATTAATAGATAGTTTTGGTATTCTATCTAAGATAGAAGTGTCTATTTCTAAAATCATAGTCTTATATATTATATAAGCTTATGGTTTATCTGAAATATATCTGATAAGCCTCTGTTAATCCCATAGGCTCAATTGTAACGGTTTCAAATCTCTGATTATTTTATAGGCTTCCATAATGTAATACCTATAATTAATCTTTCTTTCTTCAATTGGTTTATCATCAAACTTATTTAGAAGAGTAACACCAGATGCAGTTAGCATATTTTGATACTGTCTTTCTTTAGCAACATATCTTTGTATACCTATGTATGGTTCATTATATTCAACAATTTCACCATCTTTATAACCTGTCTCTTTCCATTTCCATAAGTAAGCACCATTAGTACTTGCATAGAAACGATTAGTTCTCTGTTGCTCTTTGTTCATATATTCAACATGCCATTGTTTACCAGTTTTCTCAGACATTAAAAAATCTCTTATATCCGTACAATTTTTAATTGTATCTTCAACTGATACTCCGTCTTTAAAGAAGTTTATTACTGCTTTGGGTATAATTTTTGGAGTTAATCCTTTACCTAATTTTACAGTAGTAATAAACATTCCTTTCTCTTTTACTTTGTTATCTTCAGTAATAGCGAAATAGTCATTAATAGCATATTGATACATTGCTTTAAAACGATCCTCTTCTAAAATAAGTTTAGTAAGCTGTTCCCATTCTCTACAAATACTGTTTACTTTAGAATATATATCTTTCTTTAGTAAGACGAATAAGCCATCAGTATTTGCTTGGACGATTCGGCATCCATTTTGAGTTAATTTTTCAGCTAACATAAGTAATAGCAACTGCCCATTAATTCTAATTTGCATTACTGCAAATGGGCTATAACAGAAATTATGTTCATTCTGTAAGTTACCTGATAAACCATTTAAAGCTAACTTTAAAGTTTCGTTCTTTACTTTATCACCATTGTGTTTAGCCTCAATTCGCTCATCTTTAATTTGCTTATATACTTCTAAAAATTCTTTACCTAAATGTTTAGGATAGAATTCATACTCTATAAGCATACTTGGATATAGTGAAGCGCAATTTATTCTGACTATATCTTAATTTGGCATTTCGTCCATACATAACCATACATGCTAGGTTTTTCGCCTGAACATACAGCATATATATTATGTACTTTGTATGTAGGATTTTCTTTTATTATATCTTTAACTCTATTCCACTCTTTAATAAATTTACCGTCTTTAGTAAATTGTTTGATAGTATATTGAGTATTTATTAAAGATAACTTTTCTTTCATTCTATCTTTAATATTTGGATTATTCTTCCAAAATTCTGAAGATTTTCTTCCTATTTTTTTTCTTTCTTCTTCATCTTGAAATCTTTTAATCTGAGCTTCTGAATACCTTCTTTTAGTTTCTTCTAGTGGTATCATACCTATTTTAGAATTATCTCTCCTAAGATTGTATCCTTTATCTCTATTGATTGTATCAAATAATTCGATATAATAACATTCTTTGTCTTTTAAATTTTCTGTAGTGTATTCTAGTACTTTATAATCAAAAGTATCTGAACCATACTTATTCCAATCTTCAATAAAATATTTATTATCTTGCTTAAATTTATTATGTTTTAAATAAGATTTATGAGCGTTTATTCTAGAATAAATATTTTTACTACAACCTATATACTGCTTTCCGTTTACAGCACAGATTATACTATAAATACCTGATTTTTTCCAATCTATACGTCTTCCTTTCATGTCTAAAGTTTATTTTTTATAACGTATAAATGGGTAGAAGGTTGCCAAATTCCTCGCTTTTCGTACAATTATCAGTACTACTCCATCACTGGATAGTCGATGAACCTTCATCCTAAGTAGGACGCTTGGCTGCGGATTAATCAAACTATTATGATTTTACTATCTTCTAGACGTTACTCTAGATGCTACCTACTATATTACTACGTAGTGCAGTTATAATAGTTTAACGATTGTTCCCGCAATTAACGAGGTTACGACGCCGCTTTTATCAACGTCAATATCTATAAGCATTTCATCATCTCTAGGAATAATGATTTCAGGGCTATTCACAGAATGAATACCTCCTACTCCTACAGAATAGCGTAAATTATTAAATACAAACTTGTTCTCGTATCCTTTTCTACCTGGAGATACTATCTGATTTTTCATATCATCTAATACTCTTTGCAGAATAGGGCTATCATATTTAATAAATGGTAATATTACATCTTTCAATGGTATTACACTCATTGGAGACCTTAAATCTTTAATATCCTGCCAAGTTAAACCTGTCTTTTCTAGATATTTCTGAGTTAAAATCTTCATTCCAATGTTTACACCATCTTTACTGAGTACTCTTACTCCATATTCATCTTCAATAGCGATTCGTAAATCAACGTCTTTCTTACATCTATTTAATAATTCTGAAGTAGATTCAATATCATTAATATTATAATCTATCATAGAGTTAAAATCTTCTAACGGAAGAGGTTTAGTCCAATCACATACAAATTCCTGTACATTAGGATATTGCATTGTTACCTGTATTTCCTTTAAACCTACTCTAAGTTTATTAGAATATAACATAGTAAGAATATCAAAAGTATCAAACCATATCTGATACTTCCAATGCTTCCATGCATCTATATTATCCTCACTTGAAGTAGTTATAGTCTTACTTAAGTTAAATATAGAGCTACATATAGTAGGTATATTATATTGCATTAATTTATCTTCATATTCAATTATATAATTGATTATAGGATTATCATAATGCAAATTATTATAACCACAGAATATAACATTTGCTGGAATGTTAATATTTGTAGTATAATAATCTCCCCAAGTAATATATTTATCTACTTGTTTAAAGAATTTAACTAAATCTCTTAGTTGATTTTTTCTCTCTGATATCTCAAACTTATAGATGTCGTTTGTTTCTGTATTTTTTACCGAACAATGAAAGATATTTTGAAATACCTCAATATCATATACGTAGACTATCTTTCCTCGTATAATCATATTATAAGTATTTAAAGTTAGATCTCATGGTTGGACTCGAACCAACGCGTTCACACTACATAGTAGCGGCTCTACCACTGAGCTACATGAGAAACCAGTTTAAAACATGGAAATAGAAATATTATGCTGTTTTAAGCATTTGTTTAATTTCTTTTCTGTAAAAAGAACGTTTAATAGCTTTTGCTATTGTATCGTTACTTTTACCCTTGCAACCTCCTACATGTTGCTTTCTGTTTTTACTTCTACCTACGTAGAATGCTAAAAATTTCAAAGGATTCTTTTGAGAATTGCTTTGTTTCTTGTTTAATTTCTGTAAATAAAACTCCTTAGAACTGTTTTCTTTTTTCATAATTTTGATAATTAATTTATTAAACTTATGCTGCTAATAACTTATTACGGCTATAATAAGTTATACTATTATCTCCTTCAATATCCTTTACTGTTACTCCTGTAAATGATGTATCTTTCTTGTACTTCTTAGCTAATTTAGCAGCTTTACTCTTTGCTTCATCTCTAGTAGATGCTTCAAAGTTTCCAGTAGCAAAATCGTATACTTTCATATCATTATCCGAGCACCTTCTTTGTATAGCATATTGGAAATTTCTTTTATTAGGTTTTTCTTTAACAGATAGCTCTGCAGCACTAGGGGCTGTCTGTTTACCTTTCTTAGGTGTTAAAGGATTACTACGTACTGACTCATCAAATTTAGTCTGCATAGATTTTCTTGCAAGTTTATCTGCTTTTATCTTCTCTTTGTTTTGTTCAGTTGTTAACGTAATAGCTTTAGGTTTAGTGAACATATTGTTCTTAACTATACGCGTAAAATGTTTCTTCTCTTTACGAGTATAACGTATTGTAGGATTATATCCTGCTTTCATAAGAATATTCTTGATTAATTCTTTTTTAGATTGTCTTATAGATTTGTTTTCATTCATAGCATCTTTTGCTACCTTAGTAGTGTATTCAGATTGCTTCTTATTTCCTGCCCACTTTACAAATCCTATTACTTTCCCATTCTCGTCATATTTAATGACTCCAGATGGTCCCGGTTTCTTGCTTACCGTCATTATTTGATAAGCCTTATAGCTTCTATGAAACTTATTCTTGTTACTTCTACGATTCTTTATACCGGTTCTATTATTTTTCTTTGCTAATATCTTTTTCATAATTTTTGATAATTAAGTTATTTACTTGAAAATCCTTTTATTTTGCTAGAATTTTCTTCCTTTATCATTTCACAATAAAATATGGTAGTAGTATTAGTACCTACACCTATACTATCTAATTCTCTTTCAGGATGTTTACTAGCCCAGTTTATAAGAACATTGACTCTATTCTCATAAGCTGAACTAGACTCCCAAAATTTCTTTCTTACATAAATTGCTTTTCTAACTTCTTTCATATTTATGCAGCTAAGGATAAAGCAGGAGCTTCAATATCGAGTTCTGCTTTCTCATTAAAATCTGTAATATCTTTATTGATTTTGTTAATTTCTAATTGTAATTTATTTTTTAGACCTGCAGTATAAGCTGAAGTAAGCTCTTCAGTTTTATCTAGGTTCTTCTTTCCTTTAGAACGTTTAAGCTTTGGATCAAGAGTCTTAATCTTACTTAAGTGAAACAACTGTTCAGTCTTTTCACATAAAGTAAAGATGTTAAGATAGTTATTATCTTTAGGTAATTCGGTAAACTTCTTATAACCCATATTAATACACTGCATATACAGTTTTAATAATATGCGTTCTTCAGATAGAGTTTTAATCTTCTGAAGTAACTCTTTTAAGTCATAATTACGTTTAGCCTCTTTTGGAATAACATTTTCTTCTTTAATCTTATTCCAATAGAAAGTAATTTCATTAGAAATTTCCTTAATACGACCGATTTTACCTTTATTCTTATCTCCGAGCAAATATATTGATGTAATTGATTTCATATTGATTAATGTTTTTAAATGTTAAATACTCGACCAAACTACATCTACCAGTAGTAGTCCCTATGGGATTCAAACCCATAACTTACACATTAGAGGTGTGTTACTCTATTCAATTGAGTTAAGGGACTGTGTAGTAACAACTGCCCAATTCAGCAGTAATTACTATAAATAGTACCCAGTTCAGTACTATGAGATTATTTTTGTTTTTAAGATAATATCCAAATCAATATTTTCTAAATTTTCTTAACTGGCCGAGTACTATAGGAATAACCCGTCCACCAGTTTTAATTCCAACTATTCCATTAAGCCCTTCAAGGTTAATGTCTTCAACATTGGTTATACTATTTTCTCTTGCATATTTTTTGATATTCTCTTGATTAATCCATTTGGAATGTAGTTCCCCATCTGAACAATTCCTCATACAATCAAACAAAATATCAACAATACAATCGAAATCCTTACGTTTCTTTGCTTCGTCGATTATACTCTTAGTAATTTCGTCAAAAGCAAATTCATTTCGAGTCGAATTCGACCCAGTGATTGCATCTGCTATACTAATAGAAGCATCTATAATACTTACCGATTCATAAGTATTAAATAATCTTTGCCACCATAATGGCCCACTTCCGTAAAATAGGAAGACCCGTCCATCTTCTCTAATACTTACTTTTTTAGGCGTTTCAGTACGTCCTCCATTCCAAATCTGAATTTTAGACAATATAGCTGGCTCAGAACATATTAGAATTCGCAGAAGTTCTACACGTAATGAAGAAAGTCTGCCGTTCATAAGCTTCTACTATTTTTCTTCAGTAATTGTAGCAGTTACGTGAATTTCAGTTTCCTGATTATCTAAACCGCACTGCCGTAAATACTCAACCTGCATACGCTGATTCATATCCATATAACTACGGACAGTTTCAGCTAACTGCATACACTTACGTGTCATTTCTTCATAGAAGTTCAACACACTCTGGTTGGATAACTTAGTTAAGTCATTCAACATTGGAAGTTCTTCAGCTGTAAAGAACATAGGTTTAGAACCTGGTTTACTCAACCGTTCAATACACTCAATTACATTCTGCCGTGTTGCTTTAGTGAATTCAGGATCAGCAAGCTCAAAGACTAATGATGGATCATTCTTCTTTTCATTCAAGATGATTTTCGGACGTCCATCAACATCCTTCTCAAGTAAACTAACTGACTCAACATCAATAGCCTTGAGAATATAAGCTTTTACTTCCTGACGGAAAGTATTCTTACCTGTAGCTACATCTTCTTTCCATTTAAGGTCAGGAGTTTGCGCTACGATTGTAAATATCTGCTGTCCAAAGAAGGGCCCAAACTTCTGGGCTGTTTGCCGATAGCGAGCTAAAATTTGAGCTGCCAAACCCGGAGTGTTAGCTCCATTAATATTATTTTCCATAAAAATGTTCCTTTTTGAGTCCGTACTTGATATACCAATACGAACATGTTATACAAAAAATTGATAAAGTCTCTCCACTGTTCGATTATTTAATAACTATTCAGAATAGGAATAGGTGAACTCAATCACATAATCTACTAAGTATAAAAATAATAAATTGAAAATTTATGAGAAATACTCTGTGAGTTACTTCTGATAATCTCTGCTATTTCTTAGTTTTATCGTCCCGTTTCGACGGTTGAAATTCAATTTATACGATGTTCAACGCACCCCTCACCGTAAGCGTATAACGCGATTAGATGCGATATAAGCCACTTTATCATCAGTTCCTTAGAACCTACTGAGTATGTCCGGTATTATCGAAATTCGTCAAAATTACGGTTGTTTAATCTAACATTACTAAAATCATAGACTCATTGCTTATAGCATGACCCATCTATACCATTTCCAGGATTTGTTTGTTTATACTGCACGAACATTAGGATTTCCACCTATCATCGTCTCCTTGTTTGCTTATGGAATATCTTCATCATAAGTGTACTATTGCCCTTACAGAGACAGTGTAAGAAACAACACAGGTAACTAACGATTCAGCGTTCTCTCACATACAATGTTGCGCATTGTACTTTACGAGTGTCTTAACAGTCAGCAATGTCGGTTGGCAGTCGGGGTGACTCGTACTCCTTAACTTCTACTTTACAATAGTAGCTTGAAATCTCTGTACTATCATTGGACTTCCCAATTAATTAAAAAGTTAAACAATTAGAGTTCATTTTATCATAGCTGACTCTACTCAGCGTAAGTAAAGTTGATTCATTAAGTATATCATCATATACTATAACTATTACTAAATTGGTTTTAGGATTCTAACCCTAAAGCATCTTTAATAACTCTATTTACTTCCTTAATCCATAACGATGTTTATTATCCAAAATTCTGGTATGAATTAGTATAATAAATCAAAGGCATTTGCATATCTTGAAATGCTTAAGCTCTGCCGTTTTTTACAAGGAGTTTCCTCTGCATCTCCTAATTTATTTATTATCACGTAATAACACTTGCTAAAGGTGTCCGCTTCTAAGTTCAGGGTTATAGCGCTCTCATACTCGCATTTTAGACTATTATATTTTAGTCTCGTCATTTCTCATATATTATACTCATCTACACGACAAAACTCATGAGTCACCTTAGACTTGAAAGACGGTATCAATCTCATATACCTCATCCCTTATACGTAAATTCTTTTACAGCACACTATTTACGATAATGTACAGGATTGGCTCCTGCTCCACGATAATCAGTCAAGCTTTAACGTTTACATGTTTAATTCTTGGATCATTGCGTTTCCAGCTTTCATATCCTTACTTTGTATAAGTATGTACCATAACACGGTTATCCTTACATTAGTATTAGTAATTTACTCCCTTCATAAGTACAAGTTCCAATATCCACAATTGCATACTGCATCACAGCTGATGTGTACTGAACACTAGAGTTAGCCTGTTTCCCTTTCTGGACGCACAGTAGCGCTTTTGTTAACCGATTTTGGAGACCGGTAATGCGTTATCTGCAATCTCTTTTTTTCCATGAGCTGGCTGCTTGCTTAAGGTGAAACTAACCTTTGCCTCTCGGCTTTACCTATTCTTTCCAAAGGAATAAGTTAGGAACCGTATTGTCCCTATTTCGTCATCGTGTTTATATCCCTTTTTGATTCTGCTTTTGATAAACTAATACGGATACAGGGATTTCGTTCCCTTTGCACTGTTTAGTACTCAGTGTGTCTTCTCTTTAGTACTGCGTCTTTAGAAGTCTCCAAACGGTTCTCACTTCCTAATGAGGATTGTACACGCTCATCCCCTCTTATGTAGTTTTCAATTACATAAGCTAACATCCTACCTTTTGAGTAATCTCACAGTTTTAGCTGCTAACATATTCTCGGATCATGTAACTTTTCGGGCCATGGAGAAATGATTCCAAGCTCCCTGACAGGTGCGACCAGTATTATTATATACCTTACCGCATGACTTCCTCGGAGTGATTTACGCTATAGTTTTACTCCTCTCGAACTGTGATATAATTATAGTATTTATTATACGGTTATTATCACTAACTTTTTACCGTAGGGCTGTTATCTTTAACCTTTATTTCTTGTTTTGGTGTATTGACGCTTATTATTTCACCAGTGGTAAGATTAATAGAAGCTACTACTTTCTTACCTAGACATATGTCGACAAACTTATTTTTTACATCACTACTACTGATGTAGTCTATTGGCTCCATCTTTGAAGCATCAAAACCATCCAAACATTTGCAAGCACTACTTACAGACGAACGTAAGTACTGTTCTACATACAAACAATTATTTATACTACTATTAGCTTGGTCTCTAATAAAAGTAGACTGATTACCTTCTACTATAAAGTATTCAGTTTGAGATTGTATAGAACTTAATTTAGCTCTTGCCTCTCTTGAGTCCTTAATGATACGTGATAGACGTATCATCTGCTGAAGTATAATTTTATTGTTCATATTTATCTACTATTGTTAATGGAGTTGCCGGTGATTCGTCATCAGATACCTTACTTATAGCATTTACTTTCGGATATCCTGTTGAATTCGTCTTCTCTATTACTTTAGTTTTCCACTTAACTACTGGCTTTGGTTCACCAGTAGTTTTTACATTCACTTTTGCGTCTGTTGTTCCTTTCACAGATACTTCTAATGTAGATAAGTCGACTTCGACATTTATCTCATCTACAGACTTTTTCTCCTCTTTTATTACTTTAGGGAAGTTAGGTAACTCCACTATAGAGGGTATAACAGGCTGTGCCTGTATAACTTCTGTAGTTGCAAACATTTGCCTACCAATGAATACACTGACAACAAACATTCCAACTACAGTTAACATTCTATTATTCATTTGATATGATATTTATTAGAATGGTTATTCTTCTAGGATATGAATTTTCAAAAGAAACTTCTTAAACCAGCTTAGTTTTTTTTTTCGGTCCCTTCAGATTTTTCTTCATTCTTAGGATATTCGTCTTCCTTTGGAGCTATTAAATCTCCTTGACAATACTCTGCAAGACGATCAGCTGGGTCTCGATACAGATTAATAATCTGACCTACAACCATACGCATCTTATCAAGCGTAGGAGTCTCCTTCTGTTTGTCAAAGTAATTGGTACGAATACTCCCTAGAACTTTACGGGCAACTTCACGTGCAGCTTCAAGTTCAACTTTCTTACTGTTCTCTACACCATCAGTAGTAATAGTATAGTCAGCAAATAACTTATCAATGTAGTCATTGCCCAGTAAGCCAGTAATAGCATTAATTGCTTTATCTTCTTCCGGCTTTGCTTCAGGATCATCCTTCAGTTTATAGCGGAAGTTTTCTCCAATTAAAGCACGTAATGCTTCTGCTACTTGTTCTTCACTCCAACCGGCTTTAGACATGTGCGTATGTATGATAGAGTGAGCCATACACGGTGAACCTGTCTGTGAAGTATATAAGTATACAGCGCGACCTAAACCACGCAAGATAGCTGTAGGCTGGATAATAGAGAATATCTCATTGATCCAATCTGTAACTGTCTTCTCGTCTAATGCAAGCTTCTTATCTGCATCAGTTTCTTTCAGGCCACGATATACACGATACCATTCTACAGTGTTAACTATATTTTCTGCCACATTTTTCTCTTTAGAGATGAGGTAATTAAGGGCAGTTTTCAATTCCTCATCATTAGCAATCTTGTTAGGATCAAGCTCCGGAATTTCTACTTTTGGCTTGCTGTTTGCAAGTTCTGTAGGTACTTCACTTTCCGAGAAGTTGATAGACATTTGTCCATCGTTCCCAGGCAGAGCTTTAGCAGGAGCTAGTTTAATACCTAGCATTTCCGCCATACTTTGCAGTGGTAATACTTGGTCTGCAGCAATCTGTAACTGCAATTCACCACGTTCACCACGGTCGAACAAGTCTTGACGTACATCAACAAGAGCTAATAGCGTTACTACATCAATACTACGATTGATGTCTGCATATAACTCAGGATATTGCTTCTTGAGTTCTTCGTTGTTGGCATAACGCTGTTGCATTACAAATGCTAACATAGCTTTACCATCAACAGACGATTCTCTTGAACCAATAGGTATGCCGGCTGTAGGAATTCCTGTAATAAGATTTGCAGCACGTTCAACAGCCTTCTTTTCAGGGCTATTCTTACCTGTTGCATCTTCAGGAATAATTGTAGGAATTTTCTCTTCCTTCTTCTTAGGCTTATCCGGACCTTTAGGGGCGTCCTTCTTTGCCTGAACCTTAGTTTCTTTAGCTGTAGCAGGAGCCTTCTTTGCATCCTCTACTTTAGCATCCTTCGGCTTGTTATCTACTTGAGGATTAGTTTCCTCTTTCTTGTTCTCAGTGTTGTTTACTTTAGTTTCAGCTTTTGCTGCTGCTTTTGCTGCTTTCAAGGCTGCCTTTCTTTCAGCCTTACTCATTTCTTTTGCCATTTTGATAATGTTTAAAGTGTTAAAATAAAAAATTATTATTAAGTACAATTAAAAAGATAGATTAGTTTAAGAGTTAACTATCATCCTCTATTTCTGGTGAGTCACGTCCATTAGTAAAAGTATTATTTTTAGTTAGTGCATCGAATAATTCTTCATCTTTAACAATGTAACCTGCAACCCCAGTAAGGCGAACGGTAGTACCTTCTGTCACTGTAGCTACTAAGCTTTGCATGCATGTTAAAGCATCATCATTACTCATGGTGCTAACTAAACTAGTAAGAGAAGTAGTTTTATCATTATCTGACTTAACTACTTCCTTACTCAAAATACCTACTAATAGACCAGCCATAATGGCGAAAACAAGTTTCCACCACATTCCTGTACTACGAAATAATCGCGCAAGGATAAATGCTACAGTTAGTAGACCAATAATTGCTGGTGTCATAATTAGTAAATGTTTTTAGTTTAACAATTGTTTTAATTTCTCTCTCGCTTTGTTAAGGCGAGATTTCACTTGAGACTCAGAGAGTTCAAGATGCTCAGCAATCTCTTTGTAAGAGAGATTCTGAACTGTGCGTAGTTCAAGTATATACCTATACTTATAGCGAAGTCTGCTTAGTGCGTCAGATAACTTACTATCTGTCTCATGATATATGTACAAATCCTCTGGTGAGCTGTCGGCCGAACTGCTTACCTGTAGACAGTTATTATCATTATCTAATTCATAATCATACTTCTCTTTTTTAGTACGTCGTATATAATCAATACTACTATTTATAGCGATAGTTTTTAACCACATCTCAAATGAAATATGATTAACATAACTAGCTATCTTAAAGAAAGCTTTAGTAAACGTTACAGATACTAAGTCATCTGTTACATCCTTATTGTGTACAATATTATATATAGTATTGTATATAATTCTGTGATAACGATTATAAAGCTGTGTGAAGGCATATTGTTTACCTTCTTTAGCCTGCTTGATCAGATCTAAAAGCTGTTGTCTTTCTTCATCTGTCATAATTACGGGCTTTTATAAAGTTTTGTTTGACACACCATCCTTCCACACTGCTGCTCTACTGTCAGAATTTAATCTAATCTCAGTGTCATGTAGGTCACAGCCCTCAAACTTTTATTAGTACTTATAGAGGCGATCAAACCTCTATAAGCTTAAAATGGCAATTCTAGTATATTCCTACAATAATATTCATACCAATCTTTGTAGAATTTATTATAAGTATCCCATATGCATTCCATGAATTCTATCTTCATAGGTCTAGTAAGTACACTAGTAGGAGTATTATTGATTAATCCACATAATATTCTTATACGTACTTTTAAAGTTAAATCTTTATCTACTCCTATTTTCTGTAGTATTTGGGTATCGAACCAAGATACTAAGTATTTTACAGTTTGTATCTTAAAAGACTTATGAAACTCTAATTCATTTAATTCCCTTTTTTGTATTCTTAAAAAGGTATACCACTCAGGTCGCCAGTTAAATGAACTATACTTAACTCCCCAAGTGGTATATATATGGTTTGTCAAACTATAAATTAACATATTGCTGCTTTACTCTTTTAGCTATTTTCATTAGTACTACATTAATTTGTGCTAATGACCAGCCTGTAGTTTCTAATATATAAGCTTTAGTTGCAGCTACACCTCTCCCATATATTCCAATATCTTCAAGGTATTTATTAGTAAATGTCTTTAACTGTTCATCAGTTATATTAGGCATTTTTGTACCATGTATCGATTGACGATAAGATGGTAATGAACATATTTCCGAGTATTCATACTCTAGAAAAACAAATTTGTCAGGATTTGCTAATACACTCTGAATTTCAATAGAGTCTTCAGGAAGTATAGTGAATTCTCCTTTCTGTACTAAGTCATTAACTAATAGTGCAGAAGTAATTCTCATACAAGGAACTTCTCCAATTATATTGGCAAGAAGCTCAAAGTTTTCACCTACAATTCTGTAGATACCAGGATGATTGAGTCTCATGGTTGATTAATTTCTTTTTTAAAGTTATTTACTATTCCAGATACTTCTGATAAAGTTAACTCTGGATATTTTTGCATCACTTTATTAACTGCATCAATATCAGATTTAGCTGATCTGAGTAAGTTAATGAACTCTGTTCTTTCATGTTTAGAGTCAAACCAAGCAAAATATCTTACACGCATTGATATTCGTATTCTTTTATTTTACTACTTAATTCATTCCATTTAGTAATATCTATATCAGTAGCATCTACTAAATGTATTATATCACATTTAGTATTGAATACTCTTCTAATATAAGATATTCCTTCTTTGTAGTGATACTTATTCTTATAAGCACGAGGTACTACATTATGAAGACGAGTTATCAATTCAGTCTTCATTCTCATCTCTGTTGCAGCTTTCTCCCATGATTCTGGAAGATTCTGTCTAATAAAATTCATTAATCCCATTTCAAATTAATATTTATTGATTAAACTTAATTTAATTTGTAGTAAGTAGGTGACTCGAACACCTTATCTCTTAGTAATATCTAAGGCTTCACTACCATGCAAAGCTTACTTACTCCAGCTTTCTACGACATTAGCTTAGCCGTTGGACTCTGTTATCACGCTGCGATACCAGTATAGTCCATTACATAACTATTATTGCCAGTTATCAGCTTATTGACCTATTCTATTCAGTTTCAACGATTCAAATCCAAAACAGGCCCATTCTGATTATGCAAAAATAGTGGACCTGGAGGGGCTCGAACCCTCGTCATCTGAAGGCTTAAATAGACCTAACAGTCAATTTCATTAATAATTCAATATTATGGAATTGTGAGTGTATAGCCGACCAAAGCTATACACTCTATGGTCTTTAGAGAATGGTTAGTTCTCTGTATACTGATCTTGATGATATTTGAATAATGTTTATATACGGTCGCATTCTTAGGTATATAAAGATTCAAAGATTCTCATTATTCGGGTCTAACTTGATATCACAACTAAAGTGGTTCTCTATTTCTAGAGGACAATCTTATTGTCGCGATCTCAGACTTATGATCAGTAGTTCACGGTAGTTCCCCATAACTGATTTAAAAATTCTGTATGAGACCTGTTAATTCAGGTCCTTGTATGCCTCAGGCCCTAGTTAGTTCAAAAGAACTGATTCCGACTCACATACTAAGCTATTGATTCAAAGATTCTAAGCTTGGAACCTCTTTTATTTTGTTTGTTTTGAGTTAGCGACGATTTACACCGGGTACTAACTCATCGTATGTCCACTGCCAGGAATCCGGGAAGATATCACGCAGTTCTTTTTGAGATTCGTCAATACTCTTACCGATTTCAATAAGGTCTTTATCGTACTGCTTCTTCATCTCGCGAGCTTCTTTATCCCATGCGGACACAGGTTTATTTCCACTCTTGATATCTTCAGCAAGTGCAGATAATTCCTTCAGGTAGGTTTTAATACGTTGGTTTGTACGATTAGAACGGCGAACCTGCAGTACTGCGGAGGATACTGTAAATTCACATTTCTGTACAATAGCAACTAACTCATTTGTCAGCTTCTCTTTGCGACGTTCAGCAATCTTCTCAGCTGCCTTGGTAGCAATGTCTTCAGTTACTTTACTAGAGTTAGCGATTACATCTTGGATGTTTTCTCCGTTTACCTCCTCTAAGAGGATGTTCATTTTCTTTTCTGCCATTTTGAATACAGTTTAATTGATTTAACAATAAAATTTATTTAACACTACAATATAATCTTAATGAAAGAACAATCATCAAAATATCTCTTTTTAGCCTCTATTATAGCTACTGCTATAACATTTAGCCTTAATTTGATATCTTTATACTTATTCTTTTTATGAATTTTTAGTGCTGCTTCTTTACTACATCTACTAAAGTATGATATAGCTTCTAATCTTTTCTCCTCGTACATAGTAGGAGAGATAATTATGTTAGTCATATAGTATGACATTTTTTTATTTTATCTCATATCTTTGATAAATTTAAGTAATAGTTAAAAAGAACTGTTCCTGTCTATTCGTACTTCTTATTCAACAGGAGACTCCCTGCCTTCTCCTGACCTACATATAATGTGGTTGACCGTTGTATAGTCCATTGTACTCTTGATTAACAATTTCCATTAGGGTTCTAGTCTTAAACAGTTCTTTAGGTTGACTGAATCCACCATTTTACTAACAATTTAAATTAGTAATATATAGTATTAAGTAGAGGCTCTGGCGGAACCTCTACTTCTTTACTATTCTTTGGTTGCATTCTGAGTTTACACTCATGAGTACATTCACTACAGTTGATGTGATTATCAAGTGTAGGACAATTATTATCTATTTCCATGCTTTCTTACGATTATAGGGCTCCATTTTCTTATGTTTTGGCTTCTTTTTGAATTCCTTTGGAGGTTCTTCATTATTCTTCTTTGCCATATTAATAGAATTTAAATAGAGGATTAATATCACGTAACAACTCGGGTAATGCGGATAATCCGTACGTCTTTAGTATTTTACGATGCTCATAATACGCAGAAGTAGTGTTTACTTTAGCAATAATACTTACTGGAACACTAATAACCTCACGATTCTGTTGTACTAAGAACTTACATAGTTCTGAGTTTAACAATTCTCGTGTCTTAAGTGCAGGTGAACCAATAGACGCAATAATCTTCTTACAGAAGTCTTCTATTACTGGTATTTGTGGATTAGATGGTCTATCTACTGCTATATCAGTTGGAGCTAAACATTTAGCTACCATAGCACTCATCACATCCTCATCTAATAAGATAGTTACATCTACGTTCTTAGCATCTGTATTATTTGCTATTTTTGATGCTAAAGATGTTACTAGTGTATGTTCATCTTTTATTTCTCCTTTAAATGTAATAATAATTGCTTTCATACTTTACTTTTTGATAAGTTATTTACTGGGAATACTAATAGATACTTCTATTTCATACTCCTCTAATTCTTCAAATAATTTATCAGTATTTAACTTACTGATAATTTCAATAGGTGGATTAACCTCTACTCTTTTGCCTGGTACTGTTCTACATAGCTTTTTAGCTCGTTCTAACGATATGCCAAGTACTTTAGTAGTAGCTAATAGATTTGCAAGATAGTGGTCGTTACTGAACTTTATTTCAGTTAATTTACGACCTTCTTTTACTTTATTGACTACCATTCTTCTTCCTCTGATGAAATTAGGTTTTCAAACTCAGTAAAGAAGTTCTCTGGATCTTTGCAGGTAATTTTTGTATTATCTGTTTCTATCACTACAACTTTTCCAAGTCTATTGGTATTGACGCATGTTATACTATCAATTGCATCAATGTGAATAATACAAGGTTTTGTTTCTTCAATATCTGCAAAGCATTGCTCTACAAATAAAAATTTTCCAATCTTTTTCATGTCTCTAAAAATTTAAATTGTTAATAATGACGCCTGGACACTCAGGATTTAATTAGGTTAGTGCCAACCAGTTTAGTAAAACGATAAGCTTATGCATTTGTTATAAGATAAAAATAGTTCCCAATTTTACTTATAATTGACTCTCACTATAGTTTTAACTCATAAGCAGAAATAGCTGTCAAACTAAATCTTATTGGAGTACATGATTTTAACGTCCGCACGACTATAAATAAACAAAACAATCAGATTCGGCGTAGTATCCTTACTGATATATAATACTACTGCTTAGTTTTACTTATTTACTCCCGCCCCACATGTTTGTCATTTTCTGAGGACGTATACTCTATCTTCACAGACTGAGTATACTAAACTCTAATATTAACCAGAAAGGAGGTCTAGTTTTAAATAGAGTCGTTTACAACAGTTGATATAACATGAGTTTGTATAGAGTCATCAAGATATTTTTGAGCTCTTGCTCCAGATAATACTGTGTTATACGTTGATGTGTTTGATTCATATATGTAAATCATGTCTTTTATAGACAATGATGTACCATGCTGCATCAAAATATCAATTAATACTACCTTTGGCATAGCTAAAAATACGCTATCAACTCTTCTATCTTCTCTCATTTGTTCTCTCATGTCGAGAATATCCTGTATTGTTGTTACAGGTTCCTCAACGATAACTTGAGGATCTTCTTGTACTTCTTCTTGGTTCACACCATTTAAGAAATTAGCAATGTTTTCACGCTCTGCGTAAATCATTGCTCCAAACATGCCTATTAAGGCAATGATTGCTACTATTACCCAAACAGTTTTTCTTGGCGGTTTAGGTCTCGCCATCATTTCATTTTCCATTTTGATAATGTTTTAAAATTAGTAATTAATCTCCCCAAAACCAATCTTGGAGTAGTTCTTTAAAGTTTTCTATTATGTAATTTCCATCTTCTTCTTTTTTTATCTTCAGAGAAGTGCCGACACAAGCACCGGAAGAGCCCAACCCACAGTCAGAACCCAAACCGAACAAACCCGCAGATTTATTATATCCATCTTTTCTGTGTAACCAAGAATAGATGTAATAATAATCGAACTTAGGTGTCCAAGGTTTGTTATTATTACTAATAAAGTTCAGAGCAGCTATAATTGTACTAAGCTGTTCATACAGATTTAAATGCTTGTCTTTATAAGTTCTAGGTTTTCTACCTATTACTTTACAAGCATCTTTGTAAGATTTAATTTCTTCTCTTTTCATATTTTTATTGATTAAAATGTTATTTTATAGTATCTCCAACGAAATATACGTGATGATATAAGTAATACTCTACATATATAGTACTATTTTGATTTGTAATAGGATTACGTAATGTAAACTTATATTCTTCATCATTAGTAATACTTCTCTCTTTGTTAACTAATATATAATTCTTATATTTCATTTGTAAATCTACAAAATTATATACAGTCTTAGATTTCTCGTATTCCTTTATAACTAGATTACCAATAATGTATGTTATTATTGCTACTATTAGTATTCTACTAATTCTATTAAGTTCATAATGTTTAATGATTTTTACCATAAATTGATTTTAATGTTAATTACTAATGTACCCAGAGCGGGAGTCGAACCCGCACGGTCATAATGACCATCAGAGTTTAAGTCTGACTTGTCTACCTATTTCAACATCTGGGCAAAGGTAGCTGTTAGTTTTCGTAGGTAAAACTGGAAGATTTTTTAGACCTACTACTTAACACACTCGCCACGAGAAGGCCAGCCTTGAGTGCAATCAATATATCTATATTCACATATAAATATATTGACAACAGTACGCCTACTGTTATGCTTAATTAATCAATCTGTGAATTAAGAATGAAACAATGATTAAATAAACAAATGGCTCATACTATAAATCTAAGGACGGACAAACTTGGCTACATCATATTATTGTTAGACTTGTGACCGATAATATTGTTAGTAATCATGTAGTTGTTCCTGATTTTAACGTCTGCACTAATACTACTTCACAGATAAGTATTTTAAGCTTTCCCGAACGTACTCGCTCTGTATGAATAGATATAAGCCCCACAGGATTGTCAAGGATTCTCACCTTAAAGACGGAGTAGTTCACAGTTTTCTACTCCTATGCTTTTTTGAGACAGGTAAACACTAAACCCACTGATAGACTCTATTATTCTCCCTCACGAATAATATATCTTTGATTTATCTGCACTAATACTCGTGACACCACTACTATAAATACGAGATATAAGCCCCACAAAGTTGATACTGATTCTCACAGTATAGATGCAGTAATATTTACTGCATTAACTTATTAATAAAACGCTGCTGTAGATACAATTACATTGTAAGGTTCTAATTTTTCTATAATTTCATCTATTTCTGCTTGCGTAACATTTCTAGGTAATATATTATATTTTCCTATGCAACTATCTACATATTCTTTAGTTTGGTTAAGACTAAAGTTGAATTGTTTTTTTAGTATTTTTATTATGTCTAGTTTATCTGAAGTGTTAGTTTCTTCAGGTATAAACATACTCATTCTTACTAAGTTTGTTTTATTTCCTGAGTCTTCCTTACGCTCCAATTTAGGTACGTCTGTACAAGGAATAGGTGTTTCAATAAGAATAGATAGTATGTTATTAAACTGTTCCTCCGAACATACTTTAGAAACTGCACCTAATAGACTGTTTGTAGATAATATCTCATCTTCAATAAGATTATCTATTACATACTGCTGAATACAAGTTATTTTCTTCATAATTTGATATTATTTATCTGTTAGTTAATGCAATAAAAGTAATAGAGTAAGCGCATTAATATAGTCATCAGTTACGATGTGTGACTATAAGCTATGCTATGAACTACGTAGATATACACGTTTCTATTCTCTTACTCTATTAATAACTCTTTATTACAGCTAGAGTTAATGGAGCTGTCTACATGTCTGTAGAGTTCAACGTTTTCCTCTTTGAGGATGAACAGACACTTATTGTTCAGTTAGTGTCAGACTGTTAAGCACCTCATTAAGCCTATCGAGGTATAGCTAATCTTCGCTCTGCTTACTTCGAGCTTGGTTGCTGTCTCTAATAAGATGTGCACCAGTTGGAACCTACAACTGCATCTACCACGTG